TTCGCTATCGCTCGAAGACATATATATATATATATANATAATAATAAAATATATCATATAACTATAGTACTGTATACTAATTCTCGCTATATGATATATTTCGACAACTAAAATTGATTAGAAAATAGGAGAGTCCGCAGACCCTCCTTTGTAATTAATCTCTTCCTACAGTTTCTTTAACTGGGTTAGTAGTTTCAACTGTAGATTCAACAATACTTCCCTCAATTCCGTTAGGAATGAAGTAGAATGGAGATTGTGCCTCCATTAATTTGTAGGCATTTTCTCCTTCATCAAGAGCCATGCGGAAGAACTGTTGTCCCTCCTTGAGCAATACAGCTCCGACAGCAATAGTAGAGCCTACTTTGATTTCGTTCAACACATGGTTTTCTGGCAATGTTGCCAAAATAGATGAACGAATACCTTTAGGTCCCTCTAGACGAGCAAAAACTTGAAGGGTATTGTTACCCGAAGTTTTACCCTCTCCCTCCTTACCGTGCCATGGAAGGTTTTCATCGTCGCGCTCTTCCACGAGACCTGTCACTCTGAAGTGAGTGACTTTGGTTTTAGTCAGNAGGCATCCAAAGCGGAGCCTTACCTTTTCCTTGAATTGAATGCTGTAATTTCATACAGCGTTCGAGAGTTTTCGCGTCTTTACCTTCTTTGGCAATTTCTAAGTCTTTATCAGTGATAAAATCCACTTCCACTAATGACTTGGCAGAAGCCATTGCACGTTCTCCTGCCTGATTGATTAATTCTAAATTAAACATAATGATTAAATTTAATAAGTTAAATAAATAATAATACTGGACAATTCCATTCCTGTTCAACGAACAAGGGGGGAACAATCCACACCAAACTTCAGAGGGGATCAAAATTGTATGTGGTATACACTTTCTCTTACACTAATACATTTTAATTTTACACTAATTATTTACACTACGGGGGTATATTTTACTTTTTATGAAAAAAAATTTAAAAAAAAATTAAAAAAAATACAAAAAAATTAAAAAATGTGTATTTTGTTAAAATATTTGTTTTACATTTGTATCAAATCAATAACAACTATGAGATTTTTACAAATAAGTACAACTAATGTTTCAAGTAAGTCTATAAAGCTAGGACTACCTGTTACAGAAGATGATATTATAGATTCTATAACTTACATAAGTTTGGATCATATATGTTACATAAAGGAAAACCCTGATAATAAGAACTTAATAATAATAGGATGCTCAAACGGAATAGAGTTGACATCAGATTATTCTTTAAGTAGTATAGCTAAAATATTGGGATTGAAAAGTGATTAATAATAATAAAACTAAACTAAACTAAAATGAAAGGAATAAAGTATGACCAGATTAATGAAGGTATATCTCAAGCATGTAAACTTGTTAGATATGGTCGATATAACTATACTGAGGAGGACTCTGAAATTAAAATGAATGTAATTAAATCAATTGATGAATATAGTTTTTATAAGATATACTTAGAGCTTAATAATGTGATAGGAGTCAAACATCATAATGGTGAGATTATAAAAACATATATTTCAGAAGTACCTGCAGAATTACTAATTCATATAATGCTAAAAGGTAATGATTATACTTTGGTATTTAGAAATAAAGATGCTAAGTTGATTAAGTTAGGAAAAGAAATTAATAAATCATCATCTAGCGTATATGCTAGTCTGGGTAAATTAAGAAAAGCAGGATACTTAATTAAAGATGAAGATAACCTTTTAGTACTTAATGATGAGTTATCAGGACTAGTTAGAAACACTAAATCTATTTTAAGTTCCGGAAATGCATTACCGTTTGATTTTGTATTTAAGTTTTGTGTAACTGAAAAGTAATATGGGGTATAAGAAGCAGGTAGAAAATGATTCATTGAATAAAAAGGTGATTGACGAGGTTGCCGAAGAACTTAACTTGTCCAAGTCTAAAGTTAAACATGCTGTCCAGCACTTTTTTGGATGGCAAAGAGAAGCATTTGATAAGTTAGAATATAAAAGTTATTTATGGAATCATTTTGGTACATTTTTCAATAATACCTGATAGGTATGAAGAGTACGTAAGAAAAGAAAATAATAAAAGAAATAATAAACTAAAAAAATTAAATAAAAATGGGAAGAAGTAAAAGAAGTAATCCAACTAAAACAAGAGTAAGAAAAGGTAGTTCACATTTGACTAATACTGTAAGAAAAAGTTCAGATGAAACTAAGCTTGAAAAACTACAAGAAATTGTAAAAGCTCAAGAATTTATTGATAAGTGGAATACTGAACATGTGGGTAAGAAAGGTATGGACGATACATCTATTATAGAGCATTTTAATAATGTTCAACTAGAGGATGGGTTAATTATTCAGATGTACATGGAAAACCCTATAAAGAAGCTTATTAAGAACAAAGAAACTAACGAGGTTATTCATGTTGATTATGGTGTGCGCCAAATTGATTATAGAGCAAGAACTACTGATAAAGCTAAGTGGGGTCCAACTCCTTTCCCTGTAATTGATAAAGGGGTTATAGTAGCTTTATCTCCTAAAACAAAACTATGGTATTATGAGCAGAAAGAGAAGCTTGCTAAATATGATAAGGTAGCTGCGGACAAGTTAATTATTCCTGAAGTTGGTGACGTAGTTTACACGAAACACTTTATGTTTAAAAATAAAAGATACTATATTAATAAGCAGCGTAAATGTGAAGATTTTGTAAAGAATCAAGAAGAGTTGAGACTAAATAATTTTGATTTCTTATTTCATGTAGAAAATTACGAAATAGAATCTATTGTGAAAAAAGAAAATGTTAACAGTGTTTCTGACATACAAGTACCTATTGATCAAAGATATGAATACATTACAATTAATAAAACTGAAGAAGACATTTAAGCTGGTATTATATTTATACCTTATTTTGGTTTTTACATCATGCGGAACAACTCAAGAGTTGCGTCAAAAAAAGATAATGAGAGCCCAAGATAAGATAAATAAAATATTATTAAAATATCCTGAGATAAAAACAAATAAAGATACTACATCTGTGACTTCAGATACTACTATAATAAGTAGGACTAAATATATTAAGGATAGTATTTTTATACAGGGTGGAACTAAAATAGATACTGTCATTACTTGGAACAACTATGATTCTATATTTACAGCTTATTCTAAAAATATAGAGCTAAAATTAGCTAAACTTAGTAATGGTAGTACATCTGCTCAAGTAAAAGTAATACCTCATTATATACGTGAAATAGACACTATTAGAACGGTAGATACTATTATTAAAGAGAAGATAGTAACCAACCAAATAACAGAAATAAATACTGATAAATCATTTTGGTGGTNNTTATGGTTTAATAAGTTAAAGGATTGGTTNTGGTATGTACTAGTTATAATTACTATCGTTATTTTGGTTTTAATAATACTTAGAATAGTTAAAAAGATGAAAGAACTAACTAAAGGTAACTGGAACAGTTATAGTGATTATCTTAAAGAGGCAGCTTGTAAGATTAAAGTTCACCTGCATAAGGAACCCGTCTCCTGGTGTAGTCCAGGATGGAACTCTTACAGATATAGTATATATAAAAAAGACATGCATTATCACGATGGGTGCACTATTAGCGTAAATAAGTTATTAAACGATAAAGAAATGTTTGATTTTATATTAGAATCAATAGAGTCTTTAAATAATAATCAAGTCAGGTGGAAAGGAGAAAGATTTCTTATCTGAAAGACTAACAGGAATGCTCCATAAAAGTAAATAACATTTAATGGCCCATGGTGTAATGGTAACACAGCGGTTTTTGGTACCGTCGTTCTAGGTTCGAGTCCTAGTGGGCCAACTTTATAAACTTAAATTAAAAAATATGAACTTTTATATAGATACAGAATTTCACGAATATGAATTAAATAATACCGATACAATAGAATTACTATCAATTGGTATTGAAGACGAGAATGGTAGAGAATACTACGCTGTATGTAATGAATTTGATACAGACAATGCTTGGAATAATACATGGTTGAGAGATAATGTTATACCTAGTTTATTTGCTCAAACTGATCCACAAACGCTAGAAGAGTTTAATACAGCAGTCCAAACATACGGTAAGTCTAAAGCACTAATGTCTGAAGAGATTAAAACTTTTATATATAATAAAACTGGTGAGAACCTGGATGGTTATACTGATATTAATTTTTACGGATACTACTGTGATTATGACTGGGTTGTATTTTGTTGGTTATTTGGTCGTATGATTGACTTACCAGAACATTTTCCAATGTATTGTAAAGATTTAAAGCAATTATTAGATTATACAAGTAATTTATTAAAAGTTGACATTCTAACTCATTTAGACATGGTAGATATTTCTACTTCCTACGATTTTAATGACAACGCTTTTATAACATCATTTAATACATATCCTCAATTAAACAATGAGCATAATGCTTTGAATGATGCCAAATGGAACAGACAGTTGCATAATTTTATTATAGATATTAAAAGTAAATTAAGTTGATGAATGAAGATATGATTTCAGATTTATTAGAGTCTAATGACCCTACTAACTGGTACCTGGTTTACAATTGTTTACTATCTTTAAAGGATGAAATAAAAGATGTAGAGAATGAGCTGTTTATTAAATTTTTAATAAATCATTCAAATCCAAGTCCTGACACTAAGTCTAAAATCATTATATTTATAAATGACAATTTTAAAAATGTATTTTATTCTGAATTATATAGAACATATACAAAAACTAATAATAAATCTAGTTTGTCAACTCTCAANAGTATTTATAAAAAAGATAAAAGATGGAAATAGATAAAATAAATAATCTATTTAGTAGTTTAGATATTACAAACTGGGAACTTGCATATAATTTACTATGTTCAAACAAAAGTAAAAGGGATGTTGATAATGAGGTGTTTTTTCAAATAGTAAGTAAGTACTCAAATGTAGATGTCTTATTCAAAAAAGACGTTTTTAATATAATTACAAAATTTATAAAGTCTAATTTATCTAAAGAACATTACCTTCATTGGGAAGCTATTTATCATCAGCGTCTCTCTGGAATGACTACAGCTGGTTCCAAAAAAATTTTAATTAACTATTCTCCTACTACAAGCGAGAATATTACTTGTACTGATAATATTATTTATAAATGGAAATTAGATGGAAAGTAAAATAAATTTTAAAAACATTAAAGCTTATATACAAGGTAACACAAGATTATTAATAGAAAACTACGGTCCTAACTTTTTAAAGTCTCCATGGTGGATACAAGAACAGATAGTTATTAGACCTAAACTAGCACATAAGAAATGCATTGAGGATAAAGAATGTTTTCATTGTGGATGTAGTATACCTGGTAAATTTTATTCTAATACAGGATGTGACTTAGGATGTTATCCTGAGATAATGGATAAAGCTAAGTGGTTACAGTTTAAAAAAATTAAAATAAAAAATAATCTTAGAAATATTAACTGGCAACAAATACACCAAATGATGGAAATTGAAAAACAAAATAGTAATGAAACATGGGTTAAAAACTTAGGAGATTTAAAAAAAGATACTAAAAATACTCGTACAGTTGAGCTGTTTAATTTTTTAGACGAAGATTTTAAAATTAATGTGCTCTCACCATCTTGCCCATGTTTAACAATTATATCTTATCCAGATGTTATTGAAAGCAACGGATTAGGTAGACTAGTAGTTTCATTAGACACATCTGATAAAAAAAGTAAAACTTACACTAACTATATTGACATCAGATATAATAATATAAAAAGAATTAAGATTTGAAATAAGTTATACAGTATTATAAAAGTATAAAATTACAAATAAGCTAAAAATTAATAAAATGAGTAAACAATTGACACCTATATTTGATACTGGTCATGGAGGAGTAATTAACGGAATGTATCAAACATTAGGTAAGAGAAGTCCAAATTGGCACAAAGGAGTTCTCTATGAAGGAGCTGCTAACAGATGGATAGCAAATAAAGTAATGCAAAGATTAGACTATGAACAACTTCCATACTATCATATTTCTCCAGAGTTTGAAGATAAGTCTTTAACTGTAAGATCAAATAGAGCAAATAAAATACATAGAAAAAATCGCAATACATACGGTATCAGTGTACATTTTAATGCAGGTGGTGGTACAGGATGGGAGATATTTACAAGTCCTGGAGAGACAAAATCTGACTATATAGCAGATGTTTTTATCGAAGAGTTTAAAAAAGATTTTCCTATGAAAGCAAGACTGGGAGGAACTAAATTTTTACAAAAAGATAAAGAAGCTGAGTTTTCAATTTTAATGAGAACTAATTGTCCTTTTATTTTACTAGAGTTAGGATTTATGGATAACCCAGTTGATTATGAAAAAATATGGGACTTAAGATTTCAAGAACTCATAGTGGATAAAATAGTTGACTCAATCAAACAAGTTAATGAATTATATGGAGTTTAATATTTAAATTATGACATTAGTTTTTAAAGGAAGTTTAGATGAGGATAACGTGCCTCAATTAATTGAAAAAATGGAAGCTGTTACTGATGAAAATAATTTATTGTATTTTTCTTCAGACGGAGGGTTCACTTCTTACAAGGAACTTCTCGTAAATTATTTAAACCAAAATAAAGATAAATGGTCACTTGTATGTTATGATTCTCTTTATAGTAACGGATTTGATGTTTATTTAGNTTTTAAAGGAGATAAGCAAATACTTGAAGGGTGTATTATATTATTACATTTAGAGTCAATGAACATTGAATCTAGACTCAACAATAGTAGTGATCAGAATTTAAAAAGATCTTATAATACTTTAAAGGCAAATAATAAACGGTATATTAAACGACTATCTAAAATAGGAGTTTCTAAAAAATTAATAAAGACAAATAAAACAAGGAGAAGACATTCATTTATATTATGAAGATTTTAAAAAACTTAAATTATGAACTTATCTAATCGTTTGTTTCAGGTAATTAACGACGAACCCGTATATTCACCTGTATTAATTAACATTAAATGCTTTAAAGAACTGTATGCTTTAGATACTTCTGAAGATAAACATAAGTATGCCCAGCACTTACTTTATATATGGTATACAAGTGACCCTAATTCACCTTACTTTAACAGTGAAAGTAAACTAGAAGACGCGGCCATAGAGGTTTATGGTAGAAAAAAGAAAGTAACTAAAGTGTTGGACAAGTGTATGAAGGAATATAAAAAACGTCAATCTACACCCATGATAAGAGCATATGAGAGAGCAATGCAGGTTACTGACCAAAATACCAATCAGTTGGTAAGTAGTCAAGAATCAATTGAAGAGTGGAAAAGATTAATTAAAGATTCCACAGATACTCTTAGAACACTTGGTAAAAACCCTGAAGAAATAGTTGACAGAATTGAGTTAACTGAGCGTATTGCAGACCTAGAGCTAAAAAATACTTAAGAAGTCAAAAGAAATGGTGTCATTAATTCCTTTAATTGACAAGCAAGTGCAATCTTTATTAGATCTTAAAAAAAAGGTAGACAAAGACAGAATGCAGTTAGATAGTGATGACAATAAAGAATCTATTTCTGACTATATTATTGATGAATTTATAGACGGTTATAATAGTTAATGTACAAAACTAAAGAGGAAATACAAGAATTACAATATAAGTACGATCAAGGTATTTTAGAACCTACTATTAAAGAAAAGCTAGTAGTAAACCCTTCTATTGCTTATTTGGTTACTAAAGATGATATTAAAAAATCATTACCGGACCCTGATGTATTAAAAAGACTAAAACCTATTTATGGTAGACCTAGTCGGTTTTCTACTGACCTAACACCTGTTGACAATCTTAACTGGGATTATTTATATTTTACTAATCCTGATTTATTCTGTCCAGCAGGAAAAGCATTCATGAACAGTGTTAAGGCAACCAAAGGAACTAAAATACAACCATCATATACTAAACAGCTACCTGGAACTAAAGCTTATAAGAAGTTCTGGGAACAAGAGTTTTTAAGAATAATAAATGGATACGAACCATTAATTAACGGTAAGCCTTGCGGTATTAGAATACCTGGTGAATTTTACTTTTATTTGAACTACGGATGGATGCAAAAAGTAGAGTTTGACGATGAAGGAAATGTAATTAGAGATATGTCAGGTGTTCCTGATTTTCTGGCAATGGATTATTATTACTTTAGAGAATTAGAAGCAAGGGAAAGTCCTCAAATCTATGATTTACCTAGAGAATACAAACAGTCAATGTCTGTAACTAAATCAAGACGTAAAGGTTTTTCATATAAAGCAGGGTCAGGGGCAGTATGGTGTACTGCATTTAGAAAGAAGTCAAAAGTACTAATTGCATCAGCACAAGGTAAGGATGCTACATTATGTTTTCAGAAAGCACTAGACATAATTGATCATATAACTAAATATACTCCTTTCGGTAGAAAAAAACCAGGTAGACCTCAAGACAATGGAGGTTGGAAACATGTTACAATGAGTAAAACTCAAGACAGTGGACATTTTACTTTTGGACTATTAAATACTAGAACTGGTGAAAGAGCTGGAAGACAATCTGAAATATCAACAGCCTCATTGTTTAACAAACCAGATGCAGCTTCAGGTGAAGGTTTAACTAGACTGTACATAGAGGAAAGTGGTAAAATATCTAACTTAGGAGATGCCTGGACCTTTTCTTTAGAGTCAATGCGTGTAGGGTCTGTATATAGATCTGGTATTGCTATAATGTTTGGTACTGGTGGTAGCATGATTGCAGATAATGGCAAGAAAGGATCTTCTAAAGACTTTTCATTAATTCATTTTAAACCTTATACAGTAGGTGTTGCTAGTTATGATAACATATATGAGTATAAACCTAGTCAAAATCAATGTGGTTATTTTGTTTCTGACATGTGGTTTAACCCAGGATCTAAAGTTATTATTGATGGTAAAGTACATTTAGGAATTGATAATAAAGGTAATGCTAATTTTTGGGCAGCTGAAATGCACTTAAATAAAGAACGTATTGGTAAGAAACCTCCAATTGGTAAAAAGAAAGCTTATGAAAAGTTTTTAACACAGCGCTGTAAAACTCCATCTGAGGCATTTTTAATTACTCAGGGTAGTAGGTTTCAAACTGAAGATTTAATTGAATTACGGACAAATATAGCTACTTCTAAAGGAGGTTTTGAAAGTATTAGAATGCCGGGTGAACTGGTTGAACATAATAACATAATAGAGTTCTTACCTAAACCTGTTTTTAGAACCATTAACTAGTGAGGGTGATAATAATGATAGAGAAGGATGTTTATTAAGATATGAACCTCCTATAAAAATTAAAGGAAAAATACCAGACGACGCTTATATTATTTCAGTTGATCCAATTGGTCAAAATACAAGCAATGGAGGATCATGCAGTGCTATTATAGTTTATAAAACAAACAAGTATGAGTCTTGGATAGGTCCTGAAAAAATTGTAGCGACTTATTTTGGTCGTAAGAAAAATAACCCTCAAGGATATGTTCAAAGACTATTACTAAAACTTTCAAAGTATTACAATGCTAAGATAACAGTTGAAAACGATAGAGATGGAGGTATACCTCAGTTCTTCTTAAGAAAAGGTGAAATAGGAAGGTTAATGGGACCTCCTATAACTACAATGGAAAAAATAATGCCTGGTAGTAAAACCAGCAAGAGAGCATTTGGACACTCAATGTCTACACAAAGACATAAGCAGATAGGTGAAGATTTATTGTATGAGTGGTTAGATCAACGTGGAGCAGCTACTAATTATTATGATCTAGAAGATGGAGAGCAGTATAAAAAAGAAGGTGTTAGAAACATTGATAGATTAGAGGATCAAATAATGATAGATCAGCTAATTAACTACGAGAGAGGAGGTAACTATGATATGGTTATGGCTATGATGNGNATTGNTGTTCAATTAAAAGAATGGTATGACCCTGAAGTATTAGAACTAGACAATGACGAAGATGATATTTCATCTCAATTAAAGAAATGGTATGAGGAAAGATATAATTAATTACAATTTTTAAAAAACATTTATTAAAATGAAATACCTTTTAAATCAAAGAATAGCTACTTCTAAAAAAAATAAGGAGTGGCGTAAAGAAATGTTAGATTACTATGTCGATTTATCATATGACTGGTATGACGAGTGGGTAAGAATGGAAGAGAATTATTCTTTGAAGAATAATCAACTTAATAGAGAAGAGATTACTGAAATATGCAAAGGTTTAGGTAGCGAAGAAAATACTGAAATATTTGTAAATGCTTATAATAAAACTCATAATATTATTGATGCTCATAAAGGTGAGGAGTGGAATCGACCTTTTGCTTTTAGCGTCATAAATAATTCAAAAAAAGCTATTAATAGCATTGAGAGAAATAAGCGTAATGATATTGAAAAACTTTTCAAAAGAAGTATTTAAACTTGAATATGATAGACAACGGCAGATATTTGACTTAGAAGTTAAACAAATGCAAAGGATCCTTATCTAAAGAAGACTTTGAGAAAGCAGCTCAAGAGCTTAGTGATAGATTTGATCGTTATTATGGTTCTATTTCTGACCCTAAAAAAATATTTGACAAATATGAAAATGTTAATACAGCAGAAGAAATTGCTATTGAACGCATAATGAGAATGATGATTGAAAGACAGAATATTAAGTTTATTAAAAATCAAACATTCGAAGATGCTTTACTAGCAGGTAGAGAAGCTGTAGAAATATATAAAGTAAGGGAGGAAGATTTACCCAAGGTAAAACAGTTAAACCCTTTGAATTTATTTTTTGAAAAATACACCAGATGTAATGTGGATCCAAGATGGTGACTATGCCGGATACAGAGAACTAATGAGTTTGGAGAAAATAGTTGAAGAATTTGGAGATTTACTTAATGATGAAGATTATAAAAAGACTAATTGACACTGGTGCTTACGCAGGTAAAGTTAAAGGAATAAATCATCCTTTTACAGCTTCTAAAAGAAATCCTCAACCTTCTCAAGATAAAGAAATCAACTCATTTAGAGATATTCCTAAGAATAATAGTGGAGACATAGAGAGTTATATATTTGCAGATGAAAGATATGGACACCCTAATAACTCATACATAGGCTCTTCTCATACAAATAGAATAGGACTATCAGCAGTTTCTAAATCTAAAAGTTACACTAGAGATTACACAGATGTTTATACTGTATATTGGAAATCTCAACGTAAAATTGGTAAGATAGAATATATAAATGAATATGGTAAGTTAGATACAAGCTATGTACCAGAAGAGTTTATACTTCCTGATGACGCTGAGAAAGAACTGGTGTCTTTTACTTACAGTAAATCAAAAGCTATATATAAATGGACAGATTCCAATGAAAATCCTATATCATTAGAATGGATATGGATACCTGAAGTATGGAAAGGTATTAGAATAGGGTATAATATATATGTTGACATAGGACCTGTTCAGCATGCTTATCAATCATTATTGAATCCTTATGAGACTAAACTTCCTATATATGGATATATTTACAATAATAGAAATGCTTATACAATATCCTTAATGGATAGAATGAAACCTTGGCAAAAACTATACTACATTATTATGGCTCGTCTTTTAAAACTTATTAGTCAAGATAGAGGAGTATTAACTTTCATTAATGTACACTTGTTAGATAAAAACATTGGTTTTAAAGAATCTATGAGAATAGCAGAAGATAATGGATTTGTTCCATATAATCCTTTTAGTAATACTAAAGGTGCTGGCAGCATGGGTTTAACCAATACAATGAAAGTGGCAGAAAGGATAGATGCTACTAATGCTGGCGCTATACAACACTATATAAATCTATTAAGTTTTAATTTGAGCAAAATATTAAACTTAGCGTCAGGAATGTCAGATCAGCGTATTGGGCAAACTAATGCTAGAATGACAGCCACTGATAATTATAGAGACACAATGCATTCTGTAAATATTACTGAACCTTTACATGCGGCGCATGATCTACTATGGCAAGATGTATTACAAGGGTTAATGGAGATGACTCTTTCTGTTTTATCTGAATCTACTGGTAAACTTAGAGGCTTTTTAAACGATGAAGAAAANGTTTTAATAGATCTTGATATACTTTCATTAGAAGATAACTTCAAATTGAGGATCGCTGATAATTCTAAGGCTTATAAGGTATTAGAGCAAGCTAAAGGTTTAGCTCACGCATTAGTTCAAAATGATAAAGCCGGACTAGATGCTTTGGTGGAGTTATTAGAAACTGAAAACTTAAGTCAATTTAAGACAATGATTAGAGGTATAGAAGAGGATCATCAGCAAAGAATGCAGCAAAGAGATCAGCAGCAAAGAGATCATGAAAAAGAAATGGCTGAAATGGCTCGTCGTCAAAGTGAAGATCAGCAGATTAATGAACTTCATAAAATATACCTTAAAGGTAAACTTGACTATAATGAATCATTAATGAAAATGAAACTTCAAGCAAGCTCGTTTGATCAACAAAAAGATTATAATAAAGATGGCATACCTGACTACATGCAATGGGAGCAGTTAGAAGAAAAACTTAAAATTGAAAATAGAAAAATTGACCTTGAGGAATTTAAGTTAGGAATGGAGCAACAAAATAAAGACTTAGAGCTTGAGCAAAAAGAACTTGAAAGAAAGCGTCAAGATCAAAAAGATAAGATGGACAGGGAAGAAAGAAATTTAGACAGATCTCAAAAAATACAACAAGAAAAAATTAAATCTAAGAAAAACTAATTAAACAAACTAAACTAAATTATGAAAAAAACAACTAACTCAATTTTAAAAGGTGTAAACAGACTTGCGGATACTGTAAAACTGACATTAGGTACTAAAGGTAGAACTGTGCTTTTTAATGATGAATCTGGCAGAACCCATATTACTAAAGATGGTGTTACTGTAGCTAAAAATATCATTTCTCATGATGATTATGAAAATATGATAATTACTGTTCTTAGAGAGGCTTCGTTAAAAACTATGAAATCCAGTGGAGATGGTCCGCAACCTTTATGGTCTAAAATATTAACCCCTAGTGGGTTTACTACTATGGGCGAAATTAAAGTAGGAGATTCTATATGTGGAATAAATGAAACTATTCAAACAGTTACGGGAATATTTCCAAAAGGTAAAAAAGAAATATATAAAGTTTACTATTCAGACGGCAGAGTTGTAGAATGTTGTGAAGACCATTTATGGTCAGTATACGAGGGTTATAAAATCTAATTCTAGGTTAAAAACTATGACAACTAAAGAAATGATTGACAGTGATAAAATTTACATAAAGAAATCAAATGGTTATGGTCAATACGGATATTATACACCTAGGACTAAAGTTGAATTTAGTAAAAAAGATTTAACTCTACATCCTTATATAGTTGGATGTTTAATTGGTGACGGTTCTTTACACTCAAATGGTTCAATTGAATTAGCAATAGCTTCTAATCAACAATATATTATTGATAAAATTGAGTTTTTATTACCAGAAGGGTATGAATTAAATACTAAATTTGTTAAAGATAAGAACTATTTTAGAGTTAAAATTAAAAGATCTAATAACAATGTCGACACCTTTCATAAATTGGTTAAAGAATTAGGGTTGCTAGATACATATAGTCACAGTAAATTCATACCGACTAATTACTTATATTCAACTATTGAAGATCGTAAAGAGTTGTTAGAGGGATTAGTCGATACTGACGGACATATTAATACTAGAGGGTTTATTGAGTATTCTACAGTATCTGATAGACTTAAGGATGATTTTTTAACTTTGATGAGAAGCCTAGGTTACGCAACTCATTATAAGTTACACACTAGAGAGAATGACGTAAATTCTTACAGTAATAAACCTATTCATAGAATAACTCAATTAAAAGGATATAAATACGGTAATCAAATTAGAAAGATAGAAGCTACTGGAGAATTTACAGAAATGCAGTGTATTAAAGTATCTAACGATGATCATTTGTATATAACTGATGATTTTATAGTAACTCATAATACCACTACTACTATGATTTTAGCACAGTATTTAATTAATGAAGGGGTCCGATTGTTAGACGAAGGTGTAAGCTATTATGAACTATCTAAGCAAATTGACCAAGCAGTTAAAGATGTGACAGATTATATTAAAGGTACGTCCATTGATGTTTCGTCTGAACCTGAGCTATTAAGAGAAATTGCATCAATTTCATCTAATGATGAAGAGCTAGGTGATTATATTTATTCTATTATAGAAGACATTGGTTTATATGGTCATATTGAAGTAAAAGAATCAGAACATTCTGAAATAAAAACTGATAAGACTAAAGGCATGAAGCTTTATAAAGGATGGATTGAAAACTTTATGATTAATAATAAAAGGAGTTTAACTTTTGAAATTGATGATTGTTATATTTTAATTATTGATGATGTATTGCAAGCAATGACTGACATCTCTTCATATGTTGAGTATTTAGGTGGTAAACCGTTATTAGTGTTCTGTAATGACATTACTGATATTACATTAAGTCAAATTAAAAGATGGTTGGAAGCTACAGGATATCCTGCGTGCTTTGTTCAAAATGATGGATATGGAGAGAGAAAAAGTATTTTAATGAATGATTTAGCTGCATTGACTAGTGCTTATGTTATTGGGTCTCAAGACAAATTTGATCCTGACAATTTAGGTTTTGCTAAAAAGGTTAAAGTTGACGAACTATATACATCTGTATTAGAAGGTGACTCTGATCAAGAATTAATTGATGACATCATATTTGAAGTTAAACAACTACTGCAAGATGACGCTGATAATGATGAACATAACTTGTCTGGTATAGACAAAGTATTTCATAAAAAAAGATTAGCTAACTTGACAGGAGGTGTTGCTGTAATTTATGCAGGAGGACATACTAAAATGGAAATGAAAGAATTAAAAGATAGGCTAGATGATGCAGTGTTAGCTGTTGAATCTTCTATAAGACAGGGTGTTAATGTAGGTGGCGGAAATACTTTTATAAATTGTCAAAATAAGTTGAAGACTGACAAAAAAGGAAGAGGTTACTCTTTAGTGATTGATTCAATATCTAGTCCTTTTAAACAATTATTGATTAATGCAGATCTATTTAACAATTATGATTATTATAAAGACTGTTTATTAAAAGGTAAAGCAATTGATCTTAGGAACAATAAAGTATATAAGCTAAAAGATGCTAACTATACAGTGTATGACCCTTCTTCTGTGTTAATTGACTCTTTAACAAATGCATCTGCAGTGGCAAAATCACTACTTTCTATAAAAGAAGTACTTTATAATGGAATTAAATTAAATGATTAAAGGCTAATGTATGTAAAAATGAATCATCTNTTTATAANAAAAATAAAACTTAAATAAAATTAAACTCTATATTTGACATGAATATTAATAACAACGTACCAGAAGAAGAATTAAGCTTTAGTCCACTATCTAATTGAAAAATATTGTTGAACAAAACAAATCTTTAATGGAGGACAGTGTAGACGAAAGTGAGAGTGTTACTGAAACTAACACTAATAACATGGTTGGTCAGCAGGCATCTCAACAAGATAATTCTGAACCTAAAAANGAAGTTCTTACTCAACAAGAAAATAAAACAGAACCTTCTAATAGTGAAGATAACAATATAATCAATGGTTATAGTGATGAAGCTTACGCTGCTGCATTAGAACTAGCTCGTGAAAATAATCTTTTAATCATTCCTGAAAACTTAGAAGGAAGCATGACTCCTGATATGTGGGAAGATATTCTTTCTGAAAATAAAAGAATGCAGTATGAAAATGTCTTTAATGATATTAAGTCTCAAGCAGGAGATAATTATGTTGCTGACTTATTAGAATATGCATATAACGGAGCTACATGGGACGACATTAAGGCAATGCAGGATAATATTGACAATCAAATAAATGTCAACAATCTCGATACTTCTAATGAAGACCATCAACGTTATTTAATTGAAGAGTTCTTATCTGATGGTTTAAATCCTGATAATCCTGCTCATAAACTAAGACTATCTAAGATAGATCAGGATGTAGATGCGATATTTGACAGGCTAGAAGCTGAAGATATGGCTGGTAAAGCGAAAGAATTCTTTGCTTCTAGGTTTGAACAAGAACAGCAAATACTTGCTCAACAACAAGAGCAGGATAGAATTTATCAAGAAGAGCAAAGACAATTAAAGCTCCAAGAAGAAGCAATGTGGGCGGAAAACTTTAGAAACAGTCTTGAAAGTAGAAAGTGGTCTAGAGAAAAGAAAGACAGTGTAGTTTCTCAATTTGACATTGTTGAATTAGATTCTGGAGAACAAGTTGAAATGTGGAAATACAAATGGAACAACTTATGGAAAAAACCTGAAATGGTTCAAGTTTTAATGGACTTTATGTCTGACATAGATCCTTATACAATGGAAATTTAAAAATAAAAATACTAGTATTAACAAACAAGTTTCTACTAGAATTCAAAAATTACTAAATAGTAAACAACAAAAAGGCACTACTAACAGTAGATTTATTTCTAATAAAAGAGGTAATGATGAAAAACCTGTTATTATTGACCCAAGAAAATAATTATAAAAAATTAATTTACACTTTTATTTAACAAAAAATTTAAAATAGAATGGCAACAATTACATTTGAAAATGCAAAACATATACACAATGGGCAGTTGAGACCTACCGTTCTAACTGATGGTCTCCTAGCTAATGGAACCATCTCAGGTCTTCACTTGTCACAAGCATTTGGTACAGAAGGTTTAGCTAACATTAATATGGGTTATGCTCAAATCTTCTCAGCAACTAATCGTTATTACGGAAAACCTTTAGTAGGTATGACCGAAGCGAAAGGTAAAGTAAAAACAATAGATCGTAGAGGTTTCCGATGGGAGCTTTCCGGAGGTAATACACAAAAAGCACGTATTACTCAAACAGTATGTCCTGATGATCGCCCAGGTCTTCACAACCAACCTTTTGACATTGTTGTCGATAAGCCTTGGTTTAGTGTATCTGATATTATCATACCTCAAAGTAACAGAAAGCAGTGTCGTGTAACTACGTATGGTCAAGGACAATCTCGTTCTCATCACCAAGTAGGACCTAATGCGTTCCGTTATACAATACAGTATATCACTTCTAACCCTAATGAATATTTGGATCGTAAATTTATTGAAGTAGGTTCAGAATGGTGTAAAGTATCTAGTGCAGTTGCTGATGAAGATAACATTGATGCTGGTGGATTCCACTTCTACTCTATCTTCGAAAAGCGAAGGTCAAATTCAACAACATGCTGTTAAAGTAGCTGTATCTGATAAAGCTGCTCGTAGATCTAAACAAGCTGCTGATCGTGGTGACTTTAATGATGATCAATTTGGTAAGTATCTTAAAATGCTATGGGTAGACTATGGTGATAAAGTAGAAGGTAAACCTCTTGCTCGCTTCATGGCTGTTTTGGATGCTGAAGCATTTAACGAATTATATCAGAACTGTGAGTGGACACTAATGTTTGGTAAGAAATCAAATAACTTGGTTTCTCCTGAAGGACATCAAATTCTTACTTCTTCTGGTCTTCGTGAACAACTAGAATCTGGTTATACTTTACGTCATAACGGGTCTCTTTCTTTAGAAGAAATGGAAGATTGGTTTGATTCTATCATGAAAGATAAGATTTCTGAAGGTGAACAACAAATCGTATTGAGTGCTGGTCGTGAGTTCCGTAAAATGTTTGACAGAATGATTAAAGCTGATGCTAAGTCATTTACTACAGTGGATTCTGTATTCATTCGTAACGGTAAGAACTTCCGTGATTTAGATTATGGATCTTACTTTGCTACTTATCGTGGTTTTACAGTTGACATTTCTGTAATGGAAAATCCTGCTTATGATAATCAGTACTTCTGTCCACAAATGCACCCTGTAAGAACAAATGTATGTATTGACTCTTGGAGAGCTGATATTCTTGACTTTGGTTCAAGTAAACAACAAGGAGCTGGTGGTGAAACAGACAATATCTGTATGGTTCAAGAATCTTACTGTGATTATAACATTAGTTATAATGGTAAATGGTATGGTAAGCATGATGGTAAATCTGGTCTACCTATTACAGATGGAGGACTAGGTCAAGCAGGTGGTGTATCAGGTTATACTATTCACAGAGAAAAATCTTGTGGATTGATGATTGCTGATATTACACGTTGTGGTGCAATTTACTTATCTACTGAAGATTAATACTAAACTAAACATAAACTAAAACGTATAACAATAGTAAATTAAAAATTATGGTTACATTATTTGAGAGAAATGAGCAAAGAAAAATTCGTATTGAACCTAATCCTTTTAAACCTGTCAAACAGAAGTTTAAAATGAGAGTAAGGAAAATAAAAAATGGAGTGCCTGTAGTTGCTTTAAACGGGAATCCTGTATATGTCGATGAAACACCAGAGTCATTATACAGGGTACCCGGTACCCATACTCGCTTATGTGTCGCTAGAACTAATAACGGTGTTAAAACAGGATTAAATGTTCTTGTTAAAAACCCTTATAAGGATACAGAAGTGTTTAGGGTAGAATGGGCAGATAGAATACTAAGAGGTAAAGAAAAGGTTCTCTTGCAACATTTATTAGAATATGAATTTGATTTTGCATTTGATTACTTGACACATAGAATTCCAGAGGGAGCAGTAGCTTCTGATGAACCTAATAAAAAATTCTTTCAACTACCTGAATCTAAACCAATGTTAGATGGTAATGTTAAGTTTTTAAACATGAACAATCCGGTTCATCGTATTAATTATTATACATTACTAGCATCTAAAGATGTTGCTAGCTCTTGGGAAGATCTTGAAGATGGAGGTAATACTGATGCATCATGGTATATTGTAGATGAAGAATCTAAACAACTTAGAGAGAAATCTAAAGCTATGAGAACTGTTGAAGGAGGTTCTGCTATTAAAGAACTTAATGACAGTAATTCTGACGCAATTATTAAAATGGCTAAGGCTTTAGAATTAAGTGAAGCTTCCGATAAAAATATTACTAAGAATAAAGCGTTTAACGCAATTTTCTCATATTATAATAAAGGCGGTAAAGAGTTTGATAACTTCATGGATTGGTATTCTATATGGAAAGATCCGGGTACTAGAAATCGTTTTGTTGCTGCTTCAGAAGTATATGATTATATTCGTATAGGAGTAGTTTCTTATAAAAACGGAAGATATACCTGGTATAAAGCAGTTCCTGGTCAAGCAACAGAAAATTTTACATTTAACGGTAAAAATAACTTTATTAATGAGTTTCTTCTAGACCCTGCAATGCAAGAGCATGTAGAGCTGTTACAAGAAGAATATGAAAACAAAATTAGATAAAAATGAGAATAGATCAAATGCATTACCAGTTTTGAACTAGGTTTAGATAGAGTAGCCTCTAATGATAGACCTGACTTCATGCCTTGGGAGATAGATGAATATCTTAATAATGCAATTTGGAGATTTCTTAAAGAAAGATATATTATAAACCCAAATAAAAGTGGTTTTGAAATAAATCAATTAAGAATTTCTGAATTATCTAACTTACATATTAAATCTCCAGAGTTACAACCTTCTGTAACACCAATAAATCTAAACAATGGTGTTTATGAAGTTCCTTTAAATTTATTAGGAAGTAATATTAATGGTCAGTATTTTAGATATTTGTTCTTAACCAAAGCTGAAGTTACTATAAGTAAAAACAATTGTACTTCAAAAGTTAGAGTTAAACTTTATCAAACTGATGATAATAAGAACACGTTTGAAGAACCTGATTTTGAATGGGGAATTGTACACGGTAACTTTGGTAAATCTAATTTTATAACACTACCTGTAGAATCTGGTATTGTTGCGGATTCTATGGACGTTACATCTAATATTATTGACGACCCTAATTTAATAACAGAACGTTTAAACAATGATCAACTACAATCTATTTATTTAGATACTAATAATTCAAATGGTGAATCTCAGTATGAGATCCTAGATGCATGTATTAGTTATATAAAATATCCTAATAGAGTATTTATAGGAGGATATGATCATATTGATAAGCATTCTACAGCAACAACAGCTCAAATTCACTGCGATATAGATGAAGCATTTCATCCAGACATTGTCAAAATAGCAGTTGAATTAGACAAAAAGAGATATAATCAGTTTACCTGAACAAGTCTCTTCACAAAGATATAATACAAAATAATAAATAAAAATTTTAAATTTAAATTAAAATGGTACGAAAAACATTACGCAAACAAAATAATAGTAATACTAGCACCTGGTGTTAGTAATGCTCCTGCAGTAGGTAATCCTCTGTATAATAACTCTAATGGTCTATTGACTCTTCCTGTTAATGGCGTGGCAATTTATGGTCCTGTAGCTGGTTCTGGTAATCACCAAGAAGTTAGTGCATCTCCTGGTAATGCTATTAAAATTATTAAGCGTAGAGATACTACTGGTGATAATTCTCCTTTGTATACTCGTTTATTTGAAGATTCTGATTGGATTAATTGCTTTTTGCAGAAATCAATTTAACATCAGTGCTATTGCTGCTGATACAGGAACTAATAGTTCTCATCTAGTAGGTGCTGCCAATGCAGCTGCCAGTGGTCAAATTGAAGTACAAGATAACCTAAACTATCAAGTACAAGTATCTGGTCATGGAGATCGTACAGACTGGTTTAACGGAGCTTATAACACTCCTACTACTTTTGGTTTCTATCAGGCTCCTGACTTTACAGCACTGGGTTACACTGATGCTCAATCTCGTGATTTAATTACACAAGAGCTTGCTTTAGATTTTAACTCTAAATCTCGTCAGATGTCATTTGCAATTTGCATTGATGCTGCGGGAACAGCTCCTGGTACAGGTGCAATTTTAATTAGTGACTTGGCTAACACTGTTACTACTCCTGTAGGAACTCCTATAGTTATTGGCTATGACTCACAAGGTCGTCAGCACACTTTTGTAATGACTAAAGAAATTCAAGCTACTTTTGCAGAACTTGCAACTCTAGTTCCAGCTGGTGCATTGATGAAACCTTATGTTGTTCCTGGTACAGTAAGTGGACCAGCTACTGCTGTTGCTTCTGTTGCTGGTACTCTTGTTTCTGAAACTGATCACTTGTTCTTTATTGCTCTAGATGAAGCAAAAGCTGCTTATGATTATAGAGTTAATACTAAACGTAGAATTGAAGTAGGTTTGGTAGAAGGTTTTACTACTACAGCTCAAGCTGAAATTACTAAGGCTTACGAAGGTCAAGGTCAATTTCATCAATTAGATATTCAATTTAGAAAACATAACAGATATGAAGAGACTCATAGAAGTAGATTCCCTTATCAAAGTTACTACCTTGAATTCAATCAGTCTGGCTTGTTGAAAGACGCGACATATGATTACTTTGTTATTGAACATTGTGATGATAGAACTGCAACTTCAGGAATGCCTTCCTTTAACAACTTTACTACAATAGTAGCAGTTGTAAGCTTTGAAGATCCATCAACTCCTTATTTCACAGGAGCTGCTAATCCTCAAAAAACATATATTCAAGATGCTTTGAATTTATTTGTTACAAATAACAACCTAAGCATTCCTACTTTAGCAATTTAATATTATTATAATGTCTAATATTATTTTTTCAGATATAGATTCTAAAGATGATATTGCTATACAAACTCTTACTACAGATCTCCAGTATGTTCAGTACATACTAGGAGATCCTAGTAAGGATTATACTGATATCTCTTATTATTCTGTAACAACTTCGTATAATTGTTGTAATCCTGGTATAACAACTATTATAGCACCTCAATACGACTTGTCAGTTAGTACTTTTTCTTGCGTATTAGATCAACCATCAGTTGATTTATATAATTTTAGATTAGATGGTATAAGCGCATCTTTGGTTTCTAATATGACATTTACTGTAAACGGAAGTACTCCTGTAAATGCAGGGTACACTGTAAGTTCAGATAGGATTATTTTTGAAGATTTGATATCTACATTAGCTGGGGCAACATTTTATGAAATAACAATTACAACAACTAAAGGCTTTGAGTACATTCTTACATATAATTTTACTCAAAATGGAACTTCTTGTAACGGTGTATTTAGTGGTTTTAATGTAAACTATACTCTACCTGATAATATAGTAGAGTATAACGATGGAGACTTTGCGTCTATTACATTTAGTCCTAGCTTAACATTTCAGTTTACACTAACTGCGGACAAAGGAGGTTTAGATGGAAACTTAATAAGTATTGTTCCTGATGGGGTAACTACATTGTCTGTACTAGTATCTAATTGGAATACAGCTAATCCTTTAAACACTGTATCATTATCAAGTAATGATAGTATTTTTGAAAACACGTATATACCCTTAATTACATCTGGTCCTTTTAACCTAACAGGAGGAACAGCTTCGACAATAGCCGACGCATTAAGCTTTCAATCCTTATTTGGTTTTTCAATTATACCAGATGGAGTATATCAAGTCATTATTTGTGAACACTTTAGTGAGGTTTCCAGCACTTGTATACAGAATCATGTATTTATTGACCAAGATGATTCAGTAAGATGTCAGGTTGTTAATAAATTAGTACAATGTGTTGATTCTAATATTATGGATATTTATCAGGCGTTATTATGGTCTAATGATTGTACAGAAACACTTTCATATGATGAAATGTGTGCAATGTATGAATTGTTAAGTATATTAATAACATCAGATGGATGTTATGGAAGATTAGATGATTGTAATTGTACAAAAATTAGCACGATATCTAGCAATACTGTTCCTGTTAATTATCCTTCGGGAATTGGTACAAGTTCTAACCCATGTAAATCTTGTTAAAATGGATCAATTAAAATGTCATTATAGTAAACAAGTAGCATTATATGCTCAAAAGGTATTAAATGGTTATAATAAAAATTTAGAAGCATCATTTAGCAATATAAGATATGTTAAGCGGCTAATAACTATAGAAGATCATCTTACAATATGTGGGATAAGCGGTCCGGTTATAACAGAATTAAATAAATACAAAAGTAATTTAACACTTCAAAGTATTAACACTTTGGAAATATGTAGAGGATGTTAGTATGAATTATTATATAGATAAAAGATTTTTTGTAAATGGGAAAAAGTCCAGAATGTTCATGGATGATCCTTTTAACTTAACTGAATACATAGTTAGTTTAACAGGTCAAACTGGGATAATTGGGGCAAGAAATGGTCTTAAAATAGATACTGATTTAGTTAATGGAAATATATTCAACTACGTAGTAATGGGAGGACCTTTATTAGAACATACTGAAATCAATGGTTCAGGTTTTGACTTTAAGATAGAATTAGTAGATGAATTATTTTTATTCTGCTACTACTACTTCTTTAGAAGGAATAGCAATTCTTGACCTACTAGGTGATAATACAAGCATAACAGGAGAAACTTTATTAAATATAAGAACTCCTAACGTAGTCAACTCAATAGCTTCTGATAATCAAATACTAACATTAACAGATAGTAATACAGGTGAATCAGAATTTAAAGATAAAAAAACAGTAGTATCTTTTGTAGCTGCAGATTGGGTAAGTGGTGTAAAAATAGATGTAACTGCTAGTACTCATAATCAAGGAGCTAACCCTATAGTACAAGTAATAGGTCCAGGAAACGAAGTTATGATACCTGGTAATTCACTAGGACTTCTTAATACTACTTTAGAAAGTATAAAAATAAACACCGTAGGAGATGTTACAATAACTTGTGACACTCCTTTTGACGGAAAATTAATAATACAATAAAAACATTATAACATGAAAACTCAACCAACGTTGTATATTGACGGAAGAGGTACCGTAAATAGAAGAAAATCTAAAATTTATTTTGACAACCCTGTTGCACTACATACTTTTGTAAGTAATTGGCTAAAGACTCTTCCTGAATTTTGCTGACACTGCAAGTGCTCAAGCTGGCGGTTTAAAATTAGGAGATTTGTACAACAATACTACCAGTAACACAATTTCTTATGTAGTTTAGTAAGAGAACTAAAATAAATTATAAAACAATACAATATATGACTTTTAATAGAAGAATACCAGGGAGATACGATGGGGAAAGACATACTCCGTTATCATCACTAAATGAAATATCTAGGAAGTTAAATGAGCTTTTGAAAGCTGTCATTAGCGGATCGTCTAGTGTTACACCAGGTTCTGCTACACTAAGTGAACAACAAGTTCAATCCGCTTTACTTACTTCTTTACTAGGTGTTGATTATAGCACGGAATCTACTCTTCAAAGTGTACTTGCTGGCATTACTGCTAATGGTGGTGTACTAACAAGTCTTTTAAATGAAAATAAAATAGACTTTGAATTAGCTTCAGTAGAAGATTCTAATGGAGATATTTTTAAATTAGTTTTTGAAAAAGATGAAACCACAGGAGCTACAACTATAAGTTATATTGATGCTCAAGGTAACGCCGCTACTCCAGTGGGGACTGTTAATTTTTTAAATCCTGTTTCTGTATTAACACAGCTGTTAGCAGAGTTACAAAATTTAAATTTAACTGACTTTTCAACTCAAGCAAAGCAGGATGATATTATAGCAGAGTTACAGAACATTCTTAATGAGCCAGATTATGAAGTACTACAATGTTTTGGTAGAGATAGTGATGCTCTTTCTTCCTGGACAATGGTTCCAGGTAGTCAAAGTACTACTCAAATAATAGCAGGATCTTTTACACCACCTTTATTAGGAATAGTCCCATCCTGGGACTCTATTGTCTACAGTGGTTTTAATAATGCGTTTTATTTAGAAGTAGATGTTGACGTTGATTTTTCTACATTAAATACTGTAAACATATTAGCAGACTTCACTTATACATCTGGAGTATCTATTAATGACGATTACAGTAGAACTAATAGAATCATCAGGAAATACAGTCGTGGCGACATCTACAGGGTTAGTAGGAGTTCCTTTAGGAACAACANAAACTATAAATTTAATTTATGATAATTCTGTTAGTAATTTTTCTACTTTTAAAATTAGACTTACTCCTAACGCTGTTTCAGGATCTTATACAATATCTTCTAATAATTGGAACTATATAACTGCTGCTGGGATTACAGATCCTGCCGAATTAATTATAAGAAGAGTAGATAAGTATGAAGATAACGTGCTTCAAAGTACTGAGTATTTTGACTATCAAGACGTGTCTTATACCTTAATAGGAACGTTTCTGAAAGACTCTAGTTTAGAATCTACGTCGCTAGTGAATTCTATTTTAGCTAACTTGTTTAATCTAGATGTACCATTGTCTACAAGAGCTAGTGAATCTACTTTACTAGAGGTTAAAGATTACATTCTTAAAACTCCATCTAAGTATTACATGGTGTGGAACAACACTCCTGGCGCATTAGATGTTACTTCTGATTTTGAACTAGAGTACTATGACAATAGTGGTGTGCAACAGAACATTTAGTGACGGAGGTGCTATTGCGGGAGGAACTAATCCTTATCCAACGAAAGCTGACTTAATAAACGTATTAAACGCATTACCAGGATGTCCTTGTAACTTTTGCCGATCCTACACCGTTTGAACTATCTCAATCTCTTATTTTTATTGAGTATGCAATAGAAATACAAGATGGTACTGTACCAGCCAGTCAAGTTATTGAAATGTCTGAGTTTACAATTGACGGAGAAGATGTATTATCTGATATCTCAAGTGTAACACCTTGCATTACAGGATTTGATAGAATTAGTGAAGAAGTAGCAAAGTTATCACAAACAGGGGGTAATCAGAATATTGCTATTTTAAATGAATTGCAAACTATTAGAGATCATACTGAGTTTGATACTGAGACTATAAGCTGGCAGCCAATGTGTGTAGATGGAGTGCAATGGTATTTTGCTGATTCTGCAATCTATGAATTTGGTCAAACTAGCGTAGATAATTCTGAACCTGTATATAAACAGGGTGATAACGGTCCAATAACTAGTACAAGACCTACGGGCACAGTTTTTGAATACGGTTCTTGTTCTGCAGTAAATGTAAGATCCATACCTAGTTATAGCGGAATTACTTTTGACTCAGATTCTCCTGATGTGTCATTAGGAGGAGGGTTTTTTGGAGCACTACCTGCTGTTCTTGGAGGAATTACTTTTACATTAACTAGTGGTAAAGTAATTAGTTTCTTTACCGATGGTTCTACAACAAGAGTTCAAACACTTCAAGACTTCTGTGATATTTTTAATACTCACGTTTCTGCATTTTCATGCAATGTTGCAAGTGGTACTACCTTAGTAATAGAAGAAGCAAAAATTAGTCCTTCTAGTATTGCTCAAATAGTTATTGTAAATGATGATGGTTCTTCTAGTAGTACATATACTACGTTTAGTTTAGCTAGTCCTGATTTTGATAACTTAGACTTAATAAGAAGAGATCTTCAAGATACTAGAAATGAAATTCAAATATTAAGCAGGGAATGTTCTATATTAAGAAACGTAGCTACTACTGTTACAACTACTGTGGTTGATTTTTCAGACACAGTTATATTCGGTAATATAGATGATGTTGTTGGANCTATTATAACTGTAAAAAATGNAACATTATATAGTGTAATACAACCAGGTACTACTGTCAATGATCCGGTTACATTAGGAGTTCCTGTGTCTTCAGGAGCATCTGTACACATTGGTAAAACTCCTGAATATTTGTCACAAGACGAAAATGAAGTCTTACAATGGAAAGGAGCTACTGATAGTGGAACTGCTGACATTATTGTTCAATTTTATAAATATAAAATATGATAGTAAATAATTCAAATGCGAATAAAGGAGTGTTTTCTATTACAGGTGCTTTAAATGGAAATAGTAGTCTAAATAGAGACATGAAACTAGGAGATGTTTTTTATAACCAAACTCCTGGTATTATTAAAGATGACTGCACATTAATAGGACTCACTTGTTCTACTAACGGAGTTGAAACATGGGAGGCTCATGTTTATAAAAATGGAACTTCTATTTATTTTTTAAGTGTAGTTGCAGATAGTAAATCAGTTTCTCCTATTTTAAACATACCTTGGTCTAAATTAGATGAAATTAGATTAAGACAAGAAAACACTGTAGGTAATCTCAGAAGACCAAGAATTACAGCTTGGTTTAAAACCAATTAAATTATGAGTAAAATAATTTTAAGTACAGTAAGTACTACTGCTATAGAGGACTTAGGTAATGTTGAATTTACACACCCTATTTCTAATTTTGTAATGTATGACTCAAATATAGCAGAAAATGAGTTTGAATTAGAAGAGCTTAGAGTGTCTTTAGATTTACAAGCATCTGTAGATAATGGAACTATTATATTAATAGACGGAACAGGTTCTATAATTTCTAATGTTAATACATTTGTAATTTCTAGTCAAGCTAGTCTTATAAACTCTTTAGTTCAAGGAGATGACATTAGCTTGCTAAATAATAATCTTGGATTTGAAACTCCTGTTCAATTAGACAATAGAGATGTAAATAATAGAGATCGAGGAAACCATACCGGAACTCAGTCATCTTCTACTATTAATGACTTTCAGTCAACTGTTTCAAGTAATAATGATGTATTAACCAACTTGTCTAAAGTTAGTGCAGATGGTTCTGTAACAACTCACAGTGATATATCTGGAGCAGGAAGTGGCGAAATAATAACACTACTTGAGCGAAATAACCTCAGTAATCAGAGTGGGATAAACAGTGGAGATGAGACGGATCTTAGTATAAAAACTAAATATGAAAACAATAGTAATACTAATGCTTTTACTGATTTAGAAAAATCTAAATTGTCAGGCTTAGAATCTTCTAAGTTTTTAGGAGAGTTTATTTCTTTATCAGCTCTTCAGTCTGCTTTTTCATCAGCACCAATAGGCAGCTACGCATATGTTGATACAGGATCAGGTCAAGATGTTCAGAGTTATATTTGGGATAGTACAGATAGCGAGTGGGTTCTTCAGTTAGGAGCTAGCACGCAAGAAACTCCTGCTTCAATAAAAACGAAGTATGAAAGTAATGCTGACACGAATGTTTTTACTGATTTTGAGAAGTCTAAGTTATTTATACAGACAGGACAAAATACAGGAGACGAAACTTTAACAAGTATTCAGTCTAAAAGACCTTTGAAGACAATTGAAAATCAGTCATTGGAAGGTGTGGGAAACATAGACTTAACAAAGTCTGATGTAGGTTTAAGTAATGTAGATAATACTTCTGATTTAAACAAACCCATATCAACACTTACACAAACAGCTTTAAATGGCAAAGAAGATAGTTTTTCAAAAAATACAGCTTTCAATAAAAGACTTTTGGTATCATTGCTGGAAGCGTATTAGAAGGTAATACAAGAACTATTACTAATGTAGAAGTAACAAAACTTTTAAATACTACTAATACAAATAGTGGTGACGAGACTACATCAACGATACAAAGTAAAAGACCTATAAAAACTGTAGGTGGAATTACTTTAGAAGGTAATGGAAATATACCATTTCCTACATCTAATGATGTACAGAGTGTTACTGGTGACGGTGTAAACAATACGGATCCGACAAAACCCTGTATTAGCTTTTCCTAATGCAGATGAAGTAGATGATGCTTCAACTAATAATAAGTTTGTAACTCAAGCAGAAAAAAATACTATTACTGCTAATTCAACAAACATTACGCAAAATACTACTGATATTGCTGATGCAGAAGTAATCATTACTCAGAATACAACTGATATACAATCTTTACAGAATGGTTCTATGTCTAAAAGTGTTTATGATTCTAATAATGATGGTATAGTTGATAAAGCTCAAAACGTCATTTACAAAGCCCAATTAAACCAGAATGTAGTTAAAGGTAATTTATTATATGGAATAGGTAGAAATTCTACTACAGGAAATGTAATAGTAGGACTTGCAGATAATACTGTTTCTTTTGCAGATAAGACTGTAGGGATGGCATTGCAAAGCGGTAATAGTGGTTCTGTAATAGAGGTTGTAAAAATAGGAGTTATAGAAGATATAAACACTTCTTTATTTGCAGTCGGTGAAACAATATATTTGTCAACATTTTGGAACTTTTGATCAAAAAAGTAATATAACAACTGGTATTTTCAACCCTGTTGGCTTTGTTGTCAAAAGCGGTGTACTAGATGGTGTAGTCATTATTGATACAACTGCGACTGAAAGTATTGACACTGATAACACAATAAATCAATCTACGGTTACAGGAAGGACTGTTACCGATGCTTTAAATAATTTAAGCAGTTCTATTGCACCCGGTGTACAAAGCGTTACAGGAGGAATAGTTGACAATACAAATCCACTAAACCCTGTTGTTAATGAAACAGCAACTAGTATTACGGATAATCTAAATAATACAATTACTTATGTTAATGAGAGCGGTGTTTCTGTTACTACTACAAGGATATTATATGACTGTAATGGAACAGGTTCTTATGACATTTTAGCAGGTGCTGCTCAAGTTTTAAACTTGAATGTCACGTCTGTTTCTTCAGGTGGTGTATTTTCTAACACTAATGGAGTAGTTACATAATACCGGAAACACTTGTATTGCTCAGATAGGATTTTCTATATCTGCAATANACAATGAAACAGCAANTAGATCTACTGCCATCCATCAAATATACATAAATAATACAGCTATTATACTAAAAGTAAAAAGTATTCTTACCATAGAATAAATGGAGATGGTTCAAACTCTGTTTCATTTGTAGGGTTTGTTACACTTAATAATGGAGATTTCTTAGATTTAAGAAGTTCTATAGGAAATGCTGTAGATGATGTAGATGTACTTTTATCTGAATCTAATTTATTTATAAACATACAATAAGATGTCAAAAGAACTTAATTATATTGGTGAACCAATGGACACAGGAGCAAAAACTTATAATCAACCTACTTACTTTGTACCACAGGTAGATGAAATTTATTGCCCGGAACCTAGTGTGTCATCAAGCAGTGTAACTGCTCTTGGTTTCAATACAACAACAGACGTTATAGTAAAAGGATCATTTTTAGATCAAATTACTAGTATAACATCTGCTTCTCAGAATGGAACTGGAACTTTAACAGTAAATAATTTTAGTATTGATTCTTATGATCAACTAACAATAAATATAACTACGGACAGTACTGTAGACAACCATATCTTAACTTTAGTAGGAAACTGTGGAGAAGTTGAACTAACAGAAATTTCTGTACTGAGCATAACTGTAGTAACCCCTGACGTTTCAGGAACAGCTCCTGAATTATGGGTTAAAAGTGGAGGAGGTAATAATTCTGTACTAGGACTAGGAACTTTTGAAGCAGAAGATACTAGTGGAAATGGATGGAATGAACATGCTTATTTTGGATCTGTAAGCTCTGCTACAAGATTAGATTTCAATATGACTTTAGATAGACTGTCAGGTAATAGTAGTGCATATTGCTTTATAAGATTCAACACTACAAACAACCCTAGCACAACAGGTAATCCTAGACTCTATATTCAGAACTCTAATACATTGACCTTTTATGATTCTTCAGGAAATCAAAGTAGTCTAGGAACTGTTAGTGTCAATGACACAGTAAAGGTAAGTTTGACCAATAGTTCTGCAGAAGTCTTTGTAAATGGAACATCTGTTTATAATGATGTTAAAACTTATAATCTTAATAATATTTACGTCACTTTCACGGCTTATCGAACATTTGCGGCTAGTGACATTACTTTACAAATATTTAACTAAAGATGATAACTACAATCGTAGAAAATATAGAAAGCTTAAGAGTTTTTAATGTTTTGATTAATAAATCTCAAGTACCATCATTAAAGGATTTACCATTTATAGATGTAACTTTATTAGGCTTATCTCAAAAACAATGGCAGTTTGATAGAGGTAGAAGAACATTTAGAGATTACCATCTTTTAAATAACGATGGAACTATAGGAGACCCTGCTGTAAAATTTAAATACAATTACACATTAGACTCAAGTGATAATAAAACAGTTACTTCTTTTACTATTGACATTGAATATTTTGATAACTCAGGAATAATAGGTCTTACTAAAAGATTGGAGAAAGAAATTACAGGAGAAAAACTAGAGGAATTTAACAAAATGATTCGTAGGAATCAAGTGACATGGTTACAGTCTCAAGGAAAAGCATTAAGAAGTAAAGCAGAAAACTATCCTGAACCTGATAAGTCAGAAGCAATAGCCTTCTCAAACTTAATAGATTCACTATGGATTTTATGGAAAGATGAAATAATTGAGTACGAAAGCATAGGTAATCTTAATTTACAAAACAGAGTAACAACAGAACAAATACCAGAATTAGATTATATAGATCCTGAAACAGGTCTTTCAATGAGACAAATTCTATTATATCAAATTACATAAATAAAATCTTTGAAAAATACACAAAACACTCATAAGAAAAAAGTATGGTCCATATCTGGAGGTGCTGCTAAAGCTGTAGGTTTATTTGAAATAGCTAAAGTTTGCACTGAGTATAAAGACAGACCGGATATAATAATAGGTACATCGTCAGGTGCTTTGGTTGCTCCAATTATAGCAGCTTCGTACACTTATCCCGAATTATTAGATGAAGCTATTAAATTTGCGCAAAGCTTAAATGTATTAGACATGTTTCCTTATAAAGGAAATAAACCTTTTAAAAAGAATGGTAAAATATCAATAGGGTCTATTTTCAGAGTAATAGGAGGTCATAATCATTTAGGATGGCAAGATATAAAACCTTTGTATAAGAAAGTATTTAAACAAAAACACTTTGATGCTTTAAAGAATTCTGATATTAACTGTATATCTTTTTCAGTATTAGGAAAAAATGGAACTCCTTGTTTTAATTTATTAAATGAGTCTAAAAGTATAGATGATTTAATAGACTTAATAGAAAGGTCTTCTAGAATGACACCAATCGTTCAACATAAAGATGGCCATATTGACGGAGGATTCATTTCATTTTCTCCTGGCATGTGGGTACTTAAAGATGACTTACAGAATGTTAGCGAATACTTATCAATATATTCACATCCAATTAAAGTAGGAGGGATAATTGAAAATAAAACATGGGATTCTAATATTATAAACGTCATTACTCAGGTTCTTAACATAAGTACTTATTATTTAGGTTATAAAGATGCGTTAATTGAAGAAATTTTATGTAAGGTAGAGAATATTCCTTACATAAGAATAGAGTGTCCTAATGGTTTTATAGATGAAATTTATGAAACAGATGACAATCAATTAAAAGAATTTGGAATAGCAAGTAGAAAAGAAGCAATAAAAATATTATCAAAATAACAAACTATCAAATAAATTACAAAATAAACCTTAAAATGGAAAATGAATTTTTAACAAAAATTTTAGAGCAAGGCTTTAACATTATACTTTTATGTATAGCTGTTTACTACATGCATAAGAAAGTTGAAAAGATTGAAACACAAAAAGACAATCTTATGCAAGATCTAGTAAATCTTCAGTTAAAAACAGCAGAAGCTCTAGATAGATTAAGTGATAAATTAGATAATATAATTAGCTATGGAAACCATAAAAGAAATCAGTAACTCGATAAAAGAAAACTCCAGACTCTTAAATGAATATAGAAAAATTGAAAAGAAGTGTTATTTTTTTCAAATTATAGCCTTAATATCTATTTTAAATTTTTCTGCCCCTTTACTAGCAAGCGGGTTTACTTCATGTAATACAATGGTTTTAAATTTTTATAAGCTAATAGATACAAATTTACTTATTGATTTTAGTAACGGGAGTCCTTTATCTCCAGAAAACTTTGCAACAAATGACATGTAACATAGAACTTTTAGAAATAGATGGAAACTTAGAATCCTTTAGTGCAACATATCAAGATTGTAATGGAAACACAGGTAGTGTAACTATAGTCTTATTAGAAGAAAATCTTTATTCGGCATCAGGAATTAATACAGAAAACTTAAATTTTGAAACTGAATTTAAAATAGGAGAAGAATTTAACATTAATCCTACTAAAGTATTTAAGTTTGTAGCAAAAATATTAAAAAAATATTTATGTCCTGAATGTACATAAATTAAAAAAAATAAATAATTTTTACACAGTATTTATAGTACTTGTAAGAATTAAACAGTTATTTTTCTCATATTTTAGTTTTTAGTTTAGTTTATAGTCTCTAGTTTTAATTAATTAGAGACTTTTTTCATATTTTGGTACACTTATTAAAAAAAATTTCGTAATATTACGTGAACTAAAAATATAAAAAAATATGAAAAATCAAGTAAATAATGATCATTCGTTATTACAAATAAAAGAACAAATATCTAATAATTTTAAAGGTCTTAACTTTGATGAAGAAACTCACACTTACACTTTAAACGGAAAAACTCTAACGAGTACAACATCTTATTTAAGTAGATTCTCAGATAAATTTAATTCTTATTTTGCTTCAGAAGCAAAGGGTAAGTCAAAACTATCTAAAAACGCAACAGATAGGAGAGATGGAAAGTTTTATAGAGATCGTTGGAAATTTGTAAGAGATGAGTCTTTGAACATGGGTAATAGAGTTCATTTGTACGCGGAATGTTTTCCTGATTTCGACCTTCCTTACTGTTGGAGAGAACAAGGAATTTTAGATTTTTTCGAGTGGCTGCCCGACAACTACATTGTGTTATTCTCAGAACTTAGAATATATGATGAAGAAACATGTCACGCTGGTACTATAGATTTAGTATTGTATAATAAAAATACAAATAACTTAGTAATAGTTGATTGGAAAACTAATAAAAGAAATATAAATGAAGTTTATAAAAATAAATCTTTAAAAGGAGAATTTAAACATCTGGCTTCAACTTCTTACAATAAGTATTCATTACAACTATCAGACTACTCTTATGTTTTGAGTAAAAATAGTAACTTTGACGTTGAAGAAAGATGGGTGATTTGGTTAAGAGACGCGCCTGTTAATAAAAAAGATTCTGATAGAAATTCTGATTATAAAATTAAAAGGGTGACACCTTTCTTGAATGAAAAGAACTTTAAACTTTATAAAACAGATGATTTATCTAAAGAAATAAAAAACAGTTATAATAAATACAAAAAAGATCTTAAGAAAAGTTCTACTAATGCCAAACCTAAACAAGGTTTATTTGCCAAAAAAGACAGTAGAGGTAATTCTAAGAAGAAAGGAGGTCTTTTTTCAAAAAAATAAAAAATGTCTAATTTAAGCATAAGAGGAATAGTTGATTTAGTAAGGCAAGAAATAAGAGAAATTTCTGATGATAGTGTATTTAGTGATAAATATATATTTAGATTAATCTTAGAAAACAGGGCAGAATTAATAATGCAAATGGATTCTAATAATAAATCATTTAGTCCATGGTTGTATCAAAGATTTTGCTTAAAATTATGTCCTTCTGACTTTATAGAATGTGGCTGTAATGCTTTTAATTTTGCAGATAAAGTGTACAGAAGTGTAAATCCTGTACCTCAAGCTATTTGGAGTGAAAATGGACTGCTTTTAAACGTCAGTGAGCTCTGGGGAGATAATATAAATCAGGTTTCTGAAAAAACATTTAGAATATCTAAGTATAGAAAATATAAAAACAAATACTATTATTATATAGGTGATTTTAATGGCGAAAAGTATTTATTCATACTTAGTGAGGATGACCTCCTTATTCCGCCAAAATACATCAAATTAGAGGGTATATTTGAAGACCCTTCTGAAGCATTGAACTTTGCGTGTAACGACGGTAAATGCCCTAAATTAAGCGGAACAGGGTTTCCTTTTACACTAACTAAAGAAGGTGCGTTAATTCAAAAAACTGTACAGAGACTTCTTAACTCTAAAAGGTTACCTGAAGATCTTTCTAACAATGCTAATTCAACACCTGAGCAGTTAATAATATAATATGATTGACAGAAGAGCTTCTAGTATAAATCTCAGTAAAGAAACATTACCTTACTTATATGAAATTACTCACAGTAAGCATATAAGTAAAAAACTATATGTTAAAATAATGAATTCTTTTTTTAAAAAAGTAATTTATTACATGATTAAAGATGGAGATAGATTTATTTTACCTCATGGACTAGGAAGTCTTCAGATAGTAAGATATAACTATTCAGCTCAGTGTAAAAATAAAAATTCTACTGCTAGAAAATACGTAGACTTTTATCAAACTAAAAAACTTAAAGAAAAAGGTGTTGATAAAACAGTAACTCATACTAATAAATCTACAGGAGGTTATTGGTGGAGATTACACTGGCATAAGTTTAATAACTCAAGGTTTAGAACAAAAAGACTTTAACTCTGTAAAATTTACAAGACCTAACATTAGACCTAATTCATATAATAAAAACAATACCTAAACTATCTGTTGTTCCTTATTTCAAAGATAAAGGTTGGGAAATGTATGCTGAAATTAGTAAAAAAATATTAAAAAAATAGATTAAATCAAAATTAATTGCCTTAGAAAGTGTACTAAAAGATATTTATCTTTTATTTAATAACGAACACACTGTGTCTGAAGATATAGTTATGGAATTTGCAGTAAGAGGGATGGAACATCTTGCTGTAAGTCAAACTTATGAGCGAGCAGTATGTGTTATACCAGTTTCTAACTGTCAGGCAGCATATCCTCCTGGGATGTACGGTATACATGCTGTATTAGGTAATTTGAATTCTAATCTAGATCCTATAAAATATCTTGCCACTTCAGATACAACAGTTAATGTTAATGAAGTAGATAAAAANTTNGAAGTAGTTACAGAAACTACATCTTCTACTGCTTATAAGTTGTTAGATTTTAATTCTATTAACTTACAGCAAACAGGATGGTTTTATTTAGGTTTGTCTGATAATGCGTGGGATAGATCAATAATATGTAATCTAGACAGTAATTACAAAATAAATACAAATAAATGCAAGCACTGGTTTATTCCAGATCATTCAAATAATAGATTCATAGTGTCTTACGATTATGGTTATATTGCAGTTGCATATTATAGATTTCCCCAGAATGAAAAAGGGCAATTTCTAATCCCTGACCACCCACTAGTAGCAGAAGCACTAGAGTCATATGTACTTTCTAAAATATATCAAAGGTTATGGCATGCTTCTAAACAAGGTGCTAGTCAAAAATATAATCATTACTTACAAAAATGGCAACAACTAGCAGCTGGTGCTACAGGTGAATTAATGATGCTAGGGTTACCAGATTATATTAATTTAGATAAACAAAACAGATTCTATAAAGATGACTCACCTACTAAAATATATGGAGGATGGGGTAAAGAACGCATAAGCTTTAGATAATGAAGAATACACAACTTACAGTAAAAGGTTTAAATATTGATTTAAACGAGGAATTTCAACCTGATAACACATACAGGTTTCTTTTAAATGGAGTATTTGAATCTTTAATAGGAGAACGAGGAGGCGTTATAAATGAAAGAGGTAATAAACCTATTATAGGATTTCCTACTAACATATCTAATTATGCTATTGTAGGAGATTGCCTTTTACCGAATCAAGACAAAGTGTTATTTATAACAAATGATGAAGTTCAAATCATAGCTCTTCATAAAAAGAACAATACTTACAAAGAACTTATAAGAACAGACTGTTTAGAGTTTCAAAAGTGTGACCAAGTTGATTGTAAATTTAAAGTCCATAATGGATGTGATATTATTATTTATTTTACTTGATCACAAAAGTAAATATAAAAGTATAGATTTAACTTCTGTTGAAGAACAAACAGGTCGATATGAAGTTGATAATCATATTCCAGCAGGTACAGTTTTTACAGGGGACAATCCTGCTAATTACCCAGACGCTTCCGGTAACTACGGATGGAACTGTAATGAGTTTTATCTATCATTATATTCAAAACATCCTAATATTCTATATAACAGTCAAGGAACTAATGGTTCTTTAAGGACTGGAACATATACTTTTTTTGTAAGATTATTAGATGAAGACTTTAATCCTACAGACTGGCTTACGTGGTCAAACCCAATTACTGTAAAACAAGGAACGTTTAATCACGATTCTGTACCAGATAATACAGACGGAATATATGTCCCTGATGCAAATACTGAAACATTTGTTTCAAAATCTATAACATTATTAATTGATGAGCTAGATAGTTCTTTTGATTATTATGAGGTCGCTGTTGTAGAAAGATCTATAAATTTAAATGCAATTAATTACTCTTACAGAACAGGTCCTAAACTAATACCCACATCAGGAAGCGACTTGTTCATATTTAATTCTGCAACAGGGTCTTCTTATGTAAATGTACCACTAGCTTCACTTTTAACAAGAACTAGAAAAATAGATGTAGTTCAAGCACATGCTCAAATCAACAATAGACTTATTGTGGGCAATGTAAAAGGAACTGTTAGAGACTGGTCTAAATTTCAAAGAAAAGCAAATAATATAAAATTAGAATACTTTACTTATTCTAAAGTTGATTATAATGATCCTAAATGTGATGATGATAAAGAGTATTATATTTCTTCTGGTAAGCAGGCATTAAATAAAGCTATTAGTTTAAGTCAAGTATCTAATGACGCAATAGGAACTAACTATAGTGATCCTTTGTTTTTATCATTTGGAATGTCTTTAATGAGAGACGAAGTATATGCATTAGGAATAATATATGTATTTAATGATGGTTCTGAGTCACCTGTATTTCATATACCAGGAAGACCTAAATTTAGTAATACTCCCACTAGTTATGAAGTTTCTAACTATTTAATAGATGGTTTTGACTATGCTGACTATGCTAATAATCATTTAAAAACCTTAAGTTTAGGTGTTAATAATGCTCCTCCTTATTTGTTTTTCGAACCTTTTTCATTTGGAAATCAATCTATTGATTCAGATCCTTTAACGTATGAACCCCATGAAACTTTTACAGGAAGTTGGATTAGTGACAGTTTAACTAACTTACCTCAAGGAAGAGGTTTAATTGTTGATCTAGAATTAGATGACTATAAATATAATTATGGGTATCATGACAGGGTCAGTTGTTGTTATCAACTACCTGTTAGTAATAGCTCATGCGGTAATACATTTGAAAGATGGAATTACTATAATACAGCTATTAGGAGAAAATCAACCTTATCATGGTCATCACCAGATGACAATCCTGTTTTATCAGGAAACAATCCTTATTTTACCTTTAGTTTAGGGTATAGAGGGGTTCCTGGTTATTATGATACAGGACTTAACTATCCAGATTTAATAGATTGTGATGGTAATAGAGTTTTTCCAGAAGGTCCAGTAAGGCATCATAAACTTCCTGATCATAGAATTGAAGAGTTATATGAATACTGGAATAATGTAGACATTCCTTTTTTTAATTCTTTTGGTCATGATAATGCTACAGATTGGTATAACTCATCTACAACTGATGTTTCTAGTAACTTAACAGAGTATGCTAACTGGCAAATGAATGACTCAGAAGGTTCTTTAAAACTATTTCCTTTAGGGATAATGCTGCACAATGTAGCACCGCCTGAAGAATTTAGAGATGAGGTGGTAGGATACTACATAGTTAGATCTGATAGATCAAATAATAAAACAGTAGTAGATAAAGGATTTATTAATGTTTCGGATACAACAGTAAGTGAGGAAGANTGGCCTAGTGGTAACTTGACACTAGGATCTAAAAGCGATAGAAAATAGTTTAACAGAAAATGAAATATATCCTAATTATATTTTTTTAACACCTAGTATTAAAAATAACTCTGATAACATAAACTTTGCAACCACAGCCATTCCTTCACCTTTAGAGGTAAGAACAGGAACTAAACTACCTATAAATGCATGGTGGAATATTCTTGAGATTAAAACCCCTAAAAGTCAATATAACAACCCCGTAGTTCTATCAGCTGATTATATTAAATTAGAAGCTACTGTTTTTGGAGTATATGTTTTTTGATAGAAACTTAAACGGAGGAGGGCTATCTCTTCCTCCTGCTGGCTCAACATACGTTGATCAATTAGCAGGATTGTCAGGAAATATAGGATGGAATACAGGTATTTCTGTGTTTCTAAACAGACACAAGTATCCAAGGGTTCAATCTAGATATACTAAAGACGAGTGGAACTTTGTTTATAACATACCTTTATCAGGTTTACAATATGCAGGATATAACTCTAAACCATCTACTAACTCATTAGGGGTCCCTTTAGTAATTGATAATGCTAACTATCAGCAAAGGACTTTAGTCGGAAAATATGAGCAAAAATGTACAGAAGTGGCCCCTCAGTTTACAAATGGACTACCTTCTGTTTTAAATATAGGAAATAGAGGAGTTCCTAATCAAAATTAATGATTCTATATGCGACTTGTCGTTTCCTTACAGTTATGATGCAATAAAAAAGAGATATATTACAGGATGAGCTTAACGTTTTATTTGTAAGACCTCCTTTAAGTATGCAGAAATCATTAAAAGATTTAATGTTAGGTTCTGACGCGAATAATGGATATGCCGATTTTAGATCATGGTCTACAAATACAAATGCTACGTCTAATTATAAATTTTCAGTACCTCACTCTCCTTATATGTATTATGCTGCATTAAAATCTTCAATAACACCATATGAAGACTTTTCTAGTATAAATTATATTAAGATGCACTCTTATATGATTCCATCAGGAACTAGTTCTGGAGATGTAGATTCTTTTGCAATTACAGGAGGTGATACTTTTATTAATAGATTTCAATTTGAAAAAGGATACTGGAGACCTTTAGGTGATAATACTATTGGTACAGCAGATAATGCTTTCAATCAGAATACAGAATTTGTAACTACTTTAACCGCAGGGTATGTGGAGTCAGAAATAAATTCCCAGTTTACTCATTTACAAGAAGGAGATTTATTTAGAACATTTCCTTATAGTCGTAGAGAAGATTATTTTAATTTTTTAGGAGCAGCTAACGTAATCGGAGGGACTACTAGAGAAGATATTGATAACTTTATGGAACAGCAAGAAATTGTTTACAGGTATAAATTAGATTACTCTTCTTATAATGCTGAAATACAAAGTTTTGCTTTAGATGAATCATATAATTATTGCTCTCAATGTTCAGAATCATTCCCTAATACTTTATATTATTCTGAAGTTTCGCTAGATAGTCAGTCAGAAGATTTTTATAAAATATTCTTAACAAACTCCGAAAAAGCAATTCCTAACCATTCAGGTGAAATTACAAATATGTTTGTAAAAAACTCTGATTTATATGTTCATACAGAGCATAACTTATGGAAACTATCGGTGGCACCTCAAGAAATAAAAACAGACAGTGCTACTATTTCGGTAGGACAAGGTGACTTTTTAAATAGAGAGCCTATTAAGCTGTTTAATAATGATGATGGTTTTAGTAGAGGAGGATGTATAGATAAGTTTACATCAAGGTTTTGTAGTGGTCAGTTTATATGGTTAGATCGAAATTCTAATGCTATATTCTCATTAGGAGAAGGAATCAATATTATATCAGACATTGGAATGAGAAGATGGTTTTCTAATAATTCAGAATTAGAATTTAACACTCAGTATCAAAAACTTACAGGAAAAGATTATCCTTTGTTAGGAACTTCTTGTATTAACAGTGTAGGTTATAAATCAATTTTTGATCCTGAGCATGACAGGTATATTATTACAAAAAAAGACTACTATGCGTTAAACGATTTAATAAACAACATTTTTGAAATAAAAATAGATCCTAACAACGTGGACGAGTATCTTCCTAGTATTCAAACAGGTGTTTATTATTTTGATGATGAAGGTGTATATATAGGAATAGGAAATGGAAATCAAGTTAGTGATAAAGAATCGTTGTTAGAAAGATTAGACTTTACTGACAAAACTTTATTTGAAAATAAATCTTGGACTACAAGCTTTTCATTAAAAGATAACGTATGGTCTAGCTGGCACTCTTACATTCCTAACTGGACATATAATGACTCTTATACTTTTTATTCATTTATAACTAATGAGTCCGGAGTATTTATAGAGCCTGACATGCCGTTACCTCCTGGGGCACAACCTCAAGGTACATCTATATCTAATTACGCATGGGAGCATAATTACGGAAGATTTCAAGAATACTATCAGAAAAAGTTTGATTTTATTATTGATTATCCTTATAAGAAACAAGGATTTACTGATAAATCTTTTGACACAATAGAGTACACTTCTAATGTGTGGTTAGAAAGTGCAATAGATAAAAAGTGGATAGAAATACCTTTTGTTACATTTGATAAGTTTTACGTGTATAATAATACTCAAATAAATAACAAAAAGAATATAACAGTTTCTAATGAGAATTCTTACTATAATATACAATATGATGTAAATGATGCATCAGCGCATAAATGGAGAGACAATTGGAGAATTAATAGACTGAGAGATCAGTCAGATAACAGGTCATTACTTGTATTGTCTAAACACTCTGTTGATTGGAATCAACCAGAATACCAAGATGAATTTGATAATGGTTTTGGATATATAGATAAGATAATTAATCCTAATATAATCAACTTGAATAAACCTGTATATAAATTACAAAGGTTTACAGAAAAGTTTTTAAATAATAGATTATTTTTTAAACCTGACGAAAATTATAAAATATCAGTTAAAATCTTAACTGGTGAAAAAAGAAACAGAATATAATGAATAAAAAGAAATTAAAATGTTATAAAATAGGTGGAAAGCTATACTATAAAGTAGGTGGTAAGTTAATTGAAAAAGATGTATTATTAAAGTATCAAAGCGGAGGTCTAAGTGTGCGGGATAGAGATGTCAACGGGTATGATGATGCAGCAAATATAATTGGTTCTTTAAACTCAGCAGAAGGATCGGGAATAGATGTTTCTGATATGGGAAATAAAGGTGGAGGTTTTGGTAATAAAATAGGTAGTTATTTTTCAAACACTAATAACTTGGGTAATGTTGCTAATCTTGCTGGATCTGCACTAAAAGGATTGCAGTCTAATAATTATAATCCTGATAATAAATATACTAAGAATGTAGCTGAAGGGATTGCGGAAGGTAATGATACATTTAACAATGTTAAATCTGGAGTAGCAAGCGCATTGGGACCAGTGGGGCGGCTTTGTCACACTAGGTACTTCTTTGTCTGGACTTACTAAAGATAAAGATAAATATGGAGTTGCTTCGTCTGAAGCTCAAGAAGTTATTGGTAACTTAATTTCTCCTAGTGAAAAACTAAAAGAGTCTATTAACATAGGTAAGAAATATGGAGCCGGAGAAGGATTTTTAAATTACTTAACATTTGGAGCATCAGGTTATAGAAAACGTAGGGAGACATTAGACAGAGCTAATAAAATGCAAGAGTATGATGATAATCGCAGGTCAATGTTTAATAGAGATTATACTGGTCAGATTAGAAATGATACTATTTATGCTAAAAAAGGATCATTAATAAAACCTAAATATAATAAAAATGCTAAACCTAATGCTGAAATAGAAGACGGTGAGATTGTATATGACCCTAATGGTAATATTCCAAAAGTTACTTTAAATAGTAAAAATGCTAGTACTAGTTCTGACTCAAAATATGCCGCTAAGTTTCATGGAGACAAACATGGGACAGATTCTGATAAAGACGGTAATGAAGGGATAGTTGGTAGTTTTCCTGAAGGATCTTATGTTTTTTCAGAGTTTTTAGGAATGAATGGAAAAAAGGTCAAAAAAAGAAAAAAAGGTGGTAAAAATAACAAAAGTGTTGCTGCTACAGCTAAACCTTACATTGATCTTTTATCTAAAGCAGAAAAAAACAGTTCTGATAAGTTTTTTGACAACCCTATTGTTAAAGAAGAAGCTTTAAATAATTTAGATAAAATAATGAATGAAGCTGAAATGGGTAAGAAAGAAGTAAAGTTAATGGAAATGTTAGGGGTAGACGAAAATCAAAGAGATCGAGTTAGAGCAATGATTGAATCAGATCCTCAGTTGTTTAAGAGTTTAGATGAAGCTGTTAAAAATGATACTGAAATAGAAAAGCAAACTGGGGGTGACATAGAAGACATGGATGACATGGATGATATGGAAGACTCGGTTAATCCTGTTATTAATAAAAATATTGTTAACTTAGCAGAAAGAGTTCCTGGTTTAATAAAATCTGAGGTTGATGTAAACACATTGACAGGTGAAGAAAATGATGTTATTTCTGATGAATATAAACAAATGCTTTATAACAAAGGTCTTACAGAAGATGACTTAAATATTCCCATAAAAGATATAATGAAAGGTAACTCTGGTAAAAAGATTTACGAAATAATTAACGAAAATAAAAATTCTAATAATAAAAATTATAAAAAACCTAGTAAAATGAAAAGAAGAAAAAAATTATCTAGATATCAAAAAGGTAATGTTGTAATTACTCCAGAATACATGGAGCAGTTGAAAAGAAAGAAAATGGCTCTCGAAGCATATAATACTAAGTCTAATGTTCCTGTAAGCGGAGACAGTGTGAGTTATGGTCGTATGAAAAACAGATCTAAAAATCAAACACCTATTGTTGAACCTACTTACTACGCAGGACCTCCTACATTAGAAGAATATGATCCTTCAATGGCTCGCATGCAGCAAGATTATACAGACCTGTTAAGAAATAAACAGACAACGTAAAATGCTAGGATTAAGACCTTTGCTTACAAAAGATCCTACTAAAGGAACTGTTGGTAGAAATAGATCTACTGGTAGAATTGATGTTGGAACAGGAGCTAACACAAGTCCTTTCATGTATGGCGGTAAAATGAATAAATACATGGGAGGTGGTAAAATGAAATATTATATGGAAGGAGGTGTCATGAAGCCTTATATTGGTGATCAAATGGGTCAGCTACAAGAAGGTGGTGAAATGCAACCTGGAGCTGAATCTGAGATGGCAATGCAACAAATGCTACAAGCTGAGGGAATGAGTCCAGATGAACAAATGATGGAAGCTGAAATGGAAGGTCAGATGGAAGGAGAAATGGAAGCAGGTATGGACGCAGAAATGGCAAACATTCCTATAGAAGTACAACAAATGATTTCTCAATTACCTCCTGAAATTCAACAGATGGTTATGAACGATCCTCAGCTAATGGAACTTGCTCAAGCAAACCCAGAACAATTTATGGTTGCTGTACAGAGTATGATGAATCAAGTTCCTCAAGAGGAAGCTCCTCAGATGAAAAAAGGTGGAATGATGAGTTCTTGGGATGATAATGATAGTTCAATGGATTTTACTGATCAGACATTGGACGCAGTTATGAAAAAATTTAACAACAAATATTAAAATTAAATTTAAATTTATATCATGAAAGATGTTTTTAAAAATCTGTTAAAACCTTTGCAAAAAGCAGCACAATTATATGCTGGTTTTAAGCATGCATGTTAGATTTGTAGTATTTGGAATTATGTCTTTACCAGTTGCTTTTATTTTTATGGGGGTATGGTTTGCTTTATCTCCTTATATGGAAGAAGGAAACTTTCTTAGATGGTTGATTGCAGTAATTTGCTCTATGGGTCCTTTTTTGTTATTTTTAATTGGACTATCTCATTTAAGTACAATGAATCTGAAAACATCTAATGATGTTAGTAAAGATGAAGATTTAACAGAAGATAAATAATTTAAAATGTTTTTAGCTACTATAATTATAGGTTCTATTATTATAGGAATATCTAAAGCGTTAGCTGATATAACTGACCATTCTGATAACTGGAATGGTTCAGTTTTGTCAGTTAATTACAAAGACAATTCTTTTTTTGGACCTAAAGATAAAACATGGGTTAGAAAAGATCATAATAATAAAATAATTAATTGGTTGTTACATTATCCTTTAGTATGGTTAACTGACATATGGCATTTGTCAAATTCATTTAGAACCCTTGGGTATTTTCTGGTCTTATTTGGTTTTTATAAAATGCTTAATTTCAACTTTATAACATGCTTGTTAGTTTATTATACTACTAAACAATTATTATTTAATTTATTCTATCACTATATATTGATTAAAAATGAAAAGAAAAAGTAAAACTTGCATAAAACCACTTTATAACACTGATAAGATGATGTTATCAGATAGTGATAGATTGTCTTATAAAACCCCAGTCGGTTTAAAAATACTAAAAAAGAATCTAATAACTTTACTTTCAGGAGGGTCTATAAACTCATATTCATCAGGAGGAGGTATTCCTGAAAGATATAAAAACAAAGGATTTACAAAAGTAGGTAGTAAAAAGAAATCTACTAGACCTGGTAAAAAATGGATGGTTTTAGCTAAAAAAGATGACTCTTATAAGGTCGTTCATGGTGGTTACAAAGGAATGAAAGATTTCACACAACATAAAGATAAGAATCGTAAAAAAAGATTCTGGGATCGCATGGGAGGTAAGAATAGTGCTAAAGCTAAAGATCCATTTAGTCCTTTGTATTGGCACAAGAGATTTGGTACTTGGCAAAAAGGAGGTGTTTTAAATAATGCTATGATGAAAACAGCTATTGCAAAAAATAGCTCACTACCATTCGTTAGAAGAATGACTCAACAAAATCCTGAAAGTTTATATTTAGGAAAAGATGAAAAAGGGTATGATATGTACGGTACTCACCAATTAGGTAGTTACGGAAATTATGTTTACCTAAAATTGTAAGAGAAGGAACTTCTTTAAAGCAGTTAGGAAATCCTGACGAAGTGTATAATTACCATAAAAAACAAGGATTTAAAAATGCCATGTATTTTAATAATCCTGAAGATGCGATATACTTTGCAGAAAATTACAAAGACGTTGCTCCTATGATGAATAGTAAACAACAAGGAGGTGATATACCTAATAAAATGTATTCCGCTAAAGACAGACTGTTAAAAACTATGTCAACTTCTGAGTATAAAAATCGTTTAAAAAATGATATATCAAAATCTGCAAATACAAACTAAAATTTTAATTTAGAATATCCTGATAGGATTAAAAGAGTTAATGATACTAGTGTAAATAGATTAGACAAAGTGCTTCCAATTTCAGATTCAGATTTAAAAAAAGTACCTAATTTAAGAGCAATAAGTACATCAGGAATTGGCGGAAATAAAATTGGGTATAACCCATATGCATTCAGTAATGCAAATCCTTTTTTTTCAGGATTAGAAGAATTTGATCATACTTCATTAAAAGAAAAAGGTTCTTATAAAATACCTGAATATACAAAGAATATAATTAAGAAAAATACTACAACTAATTTTGAAAAAAATGTAGAACCATACGAGGGTTATTTAACTAAACCTATTGAAGTGTTAGCTAAAAAACGTAGGGCTGAAGTTCAGTTAGAAGATGCTGGTATATTTAATTATGGAGATAAGTTTAAGTCTCGGCATTTAAACTATTTATTAAAAAATCCTCAAACAGGGAGCACTCAATTATTGCAATCAACTAGTGGTGTAAAAGATCCTAGTAAGTTAAAAGGTAAAGATAGACGTAAAATGTTTAATAGAACCAAAGAGCTTTTTAAGTTAGCAGAATCTAATTCTAACTATAATGATTTAATGTATGCTAAAAATGGAGGTGGTTTAAAAAGATGGTTTTGCAGAAAAGTGGGTTGATGTTAAAACTGGTAAGAAGTGTGGTAGAAGTTCAGGTGAGAAAAGAAAAGGATATCCTGCCTGTAGACCTAGTAAAAGAGTAAACAAAGATACTCCTAAAACTACTTCTGAAATGTCAACTAGTGAAAAAGCTAAGTTTAAAAGAAGTAAAACTTCAAGTAAAAGAATAAACTATAATCATAAAAGATTAAACGGAGGTTATTTACAACAAGGTGGTAATGTTAGTAATCCTTATACGTGGGACTCTGGAAAAGAAAAACCTTCTCAAATAGTTTCAAATAAAGATTATAATTATAATTTTACTTTAGAAAATAAACCTATCGAAAAAATTATAAATTTAGAAACTCAAAGTAGATCTGATTTAAATAAAATATATAATAGTAAAGGATATGTTAAAAAATTAAAAAAAGAGTATGATGAATCTGTAAAAAATAATCCTGAGTATAAAAATGTTTATCCAGAATTTAATGACTTATTACAAGATAGAATTAAAAGTGTAAGTAATACTCCAATAAAATGGAATGAAAGTACCCCAAAACTATCAAGATATGAAAGAGTGTCATTAGGTGAATTCAAACCTTTTGGAAACAGAGGAATTTCATTAAACAGTAATTTAGTAGCAAAATCTAATACTGACTTTAATACAAGTCCTTATGGTAGTTCTGCTCAAGAAATGGCAAATAATAAAAACAAAAAGTACAATGATGATATCAATTTAATGATGTCACTTCCTTCTTTAAAGAAAAAATTATCAAATAGAATTAAAAATAGCAGTGCTTATTTTACTTTATTAGAAGAGTTAGAACATTCTTCTCATTTTCCAACAAGAGACTATTATAGAAATATTGGTTCTTATAATTTTGATAAAAATAAATATTGGGAAAATAATGATGTTCGATTAAAATATGGTAATTACTGGAATATTACACCTGATGCGTTAAAGACATTATCTGAAAATATTGATCCAGATGATAAAAGAATTTATGAAACTAATCCTAGTGAAATATTAGCTAAAAAAAGACAGGCTGAAATTTTATTAGTAAACGAAGGGCTTCTTAAGCCAGGTGAAGAGATAACGGATAAACATGTTGATTATTTATATAAAGCTTACAAGGATGGTAAAGTACCTAATGGAGTTTTTCAATTTTTATCAATTTTTGACAACTCACCTTCTGTAAATAAACTAGGTAAAAATAATGAAACTTTTAAAAAAAGAGTTAAAAATGTTATGAACAAAATAGCAATGAATGACAATAATTTTGTTACGACTGTTCAACAAGGTGGTAATATTGCTATAAGTGAAGATGATTTTACTAAGGGTTTAAATAAAGGTAAAAATGTGTTTCCTTTTGGTTATTTAGGTAAAAAGCGTATGACATCTACTCCTAAATCTGGAGATATAGACAACCCTATTGTACTAGAAGGTTATGATAAGCAAGGTAATCAAATAGATGAGCAAATGATGCTTCCTGGGACAGATAAAGAAGTGAGTGGAGCTACCATAGTAGAAAAGGTAGATCTATCAAATATGAGCATAAAAGAAGCCTTTGCCGAGGCTAGAAAAAATAAATATCCTATCTTTATATGGAAAGGAAAAGAATATAAAATAAAGCAACGATAAATATTATGAAATATAATAAATATAATCTACCTAAATATCAAAAAAGCGGTAAGGTAGAACCTGTATCTTTAAATGATTATGGTAAAAATAAACAGTCAGTTTATTTCGATGGTAATAATCATTATATATTTGTTAAATCAAATGGTAAATATGTTAAGAAACAAGTTGATAAATCTGGAAAAGTAATTCCTAATAGTGATATTATCTATAATGATGAATCCGAGTTTATGAATGACATAGGAGCTATGGATTATTTACAATCTGAAACTACTCCTTCTCAAAGTAAACAATCCAAAAATGTTTTTAAAGAGTTAGGAAAGTCTGTATCTAATTTATTTAAAGATAAAAATCCTTATAGAGAAGGTACGTATGGTGATGTGATTGATTTAAATAAAGATCTTAAGTCTAAAATAAAGAACGAAAGGCAAAAAAATAAAGCCACTAGAAGAACTAGTAATCAAAATGAAACGTTACTATAATCTTCAAGAAAGATTAGAATCTTCTAAAAACAAACGTCCAATTATTAGTGCTAGAGGAGAAAAGAAAGTGGAACAAGCTTTTGATAAAGCTGATTTAGAACAAGAATTGGGACCTTTAGAAGCAGACATTAAAGTTGATAATATAAATAGAAGAAGACTTTCTCAGTCTGAAAAAAGAAAAGGTCAGAGGCAAAGAAGAAAAAACGCTTTAAACGTTAATAAATTTTATTCAGATCAAGAAAAAACTTACACTCCTTTAGAAAAAAGAGTAAGTCAAGACGAAAAAACTAAACGTCGTAATAAAAAGCTTTCTGATAAAGATTATAAAAAAATGGATAATCTTTTAAAAAGGTATAATAAAATTGTAGAAAAGTATGACGGTTTTGATTTAGAGTATAATCCTGAAAGCAATGATGGAGATGCCACAAGTAAAGAGCTTTTAAAATCTTCTAAAAACAAGTTAGATGATATGCTAGAGTCTAAAACGAAGGGAGGGTATATGTCTAAATATAAAAGCGGAGGCAATACTCCTACTAATCCTAGTCTATACTCAAGAGTTAAATCTGAAGCTAAAAGTAAGTTTGACACATGGCCTAGCGCATACGGTTCAGCTTGGTTAGTAAAAACTTATAAGTCAAGAGGAGGAGATTATAAAAAAGCTCAAAAAGGTGGAGGTATTCCTTCATACAGAGACCTGTTTCCAGGAGCAGGTGATGACATAGCTCCTATGGCTAGAACAGACGCACAAGGTAACGTTATGCATCCTGTGTACGTTAATCCTAGTGATATTGTTGAAGAAAATACTTATGTGGACACTAATATAAATACGGACGATGTTGCAACAAGTCAGTTTCAATATAATCCTAAAAAGTTAAATGTGTACGGTAATAAACTGCAGAAAAGAGGAGTGTACACCCCTGCTGCGTTTAACTTTGCTAAATTTGTAACAGACAATCCTCTTGTTCAACAAGAAATACTTCCGGAGTTTAAAAGTACATATAGAGAAAGAGATATTAATTTAAATCCTATATATAATCAGCGTAATTTAGCAAATACTCAAATTAGAAGAAATTCTAGAGGATGGGGTCAGATGATGGGTAACTTGCAAACATTAAATGCTAACACGCAAGCTAATATTTCTCAATCTCTAAGACAACAACAGCTTGATAACATGCAGCGTAAAGACCAGTTTGAAGATAAGTTACAGCAATATGAGATGTTAAAAGCTGCTGAAAAACGTCGTGTAGAAAATGAAAACATCCAACATAGAGCATCTTATGAACAATTACTATCTGACGCTATGACAGAATTAGGCAAGGCTGATATTGAAGCAGGTAAATTATACGGTAGTGAACAAAAAGATTTCATTAGATTAACTAATTATGTTAATAACATTAGTCCTGATTACAAAGTTATAATGGATAAGAATGGTTTAACTAGGATCATACATAAGAAATCAGGTAAAGAATCTAGCTTAAGAGCATTACAAGATATTTTTGACGCTAAACAAAAAGCTGAGTCTAAAAGTAAATCAGGCAATTCACAATCTAGCTCTACTGTTTCGGTTAAAAAAAATGGAGGTAATCTTATAATGAACTTAATTAAAAATAAACCTAAAAGATTAAGAAAAAGACTTTAAAAATATGAAATATGGCTTGTAAAATTATATTAGACAAAGATCCTAATACACTCAAGACTATTCCTGGTCATATAAAAGCAGTAAAAGCTCCTAATGGTAAAAGGAGCTTTTTGTTTGATGGGATTAGAGATGTTGTAAAAAATGATTATAAATCTACTAGACTAGAAGAGGATGCGTTAAGCTTAGAGAAGTACTACTTGACTCAATCTGATTCTTTTAAAAACTGGTTTGGTGACTCTACTAACTTAGATAGTAATAATGAACCTGCTATCGACGAGAACGGTGTTATTAGTAATGGTGAAGACAGTATATTATTGATGGATGATAACGTAGATCTATCGCCTATGGATAACGAAGAAGGTATTGATTTAAATGCTATTAATTCAGCACTTGAAGGGTTAGATTTAGAAAATTCTGCTGAACCTGAATTAGAACCTGAAACAGCAGCTGAAGAAAAGTTAAAAGAATCCAAAGAAGTAAACAAAGAGTTAAAATCTGAAGAGGTTTTAAAACAAACTCCGACGGCTCAAATTGTTAAAGAAAACAATGAAAATTATCAAATTGACTTAGATCATTTTGAATTTTATAATACTAAGTATGGTTATTCTGATCAACAGTTAGATGTTTTAAAAAGATACAATAATAACATAATTGAGCTTATTAAAAACGGAGTTACAAAGACTGNTATTGAAATTAAAGATGGTAAAATTGAAGTTAAAATATCTAGTTTACAACTACCTTATAATGNTAAAAAAGAGTTAGAAAAAAGAGGAAATGACACTGTTACTTTATACGCAAGCACTAACGATAAAGGTTATGTAACGTATCGTGTTACAATGAAACAAGATGTCAACTTTTTAAAAGGTAAGACTAAGGAGCAAATTGAAAAGTTAGAAAATACTTCTTTTTCTGATGTGAGTAAATCTATGGGTACTAAAATGCATAGAATGAATGAGCTGGTTTTAGAAGAATTAATGAGTAATGATTCTGACACATTTGATGTACCTTATGGTAACGACATGTTATCTAACTTTTCAGTATGGAACGATTCTGACAAAAAAACAGATGAGTTCATGTATGATTCTTACACAGATGAAGATGGTGAAACTAAACGTACTAAGTCTGCTAGTTATTTAAAATTAGAAAAATACGCTAGGGACAATAACATTTTTGACCCAGAGACTCAAAGTAAATACATTAAGAAAATGGTGCGATCTATGTTAAATAAATGGCATAGTGTACAATCTACTCAGAATAGAATTAACAGGGACAAAAACAGTAAAATTAAAAACCCAAATAACCATGTATATCATAAGCCCATTATTCTATTAGAAAAACCTTTTTACGATAAAGGAGCTGACGAAGCAGGCACAATAGACATGTTAGTCTTGTATAGTGATGGTACCGCTGGTGTATATGATCATAAATTTACTAATCTAGGCTTAGAAAAAATAAATGATAAAGATACTGGTTTAAAAAAATCAGAATTAAAACAGTTAAAGAAGCANCAGGGATTTAACAGGTAAAAACTTTGTGTACATGTTTCCTGGNGTTTCTAAAAAGAAAATGCAAAGTAAAGAAGAGTCTTGGAATCTACAGCTAGGTCGTTATGCTCAAAATGTTAAAAGAATTATATGGTGTCAAAAATATAAGACATGCTAGAATCTTACCTGTTCAAGTAACTTATACTAAACATAAAGTAGGTGTGGATGAAAATGGTAAAGATAAACTTGATTATGACTTAGAAAAGTCAAGAGTAGCTTATTTAAATACAGGAACCGACATGTTTGGTTTAACTGAAATACCTATGCAGGTTGAGTCTCAAGGTAAAGATGGAGACCAGTTAAGTCAATTTATAAATAAATTAATCGGTGAGAAGAAAAAGTTAATGCAAGAAAGATTAGATAAAAAAGCATTTAATGATACCGAAATAAACAATGCTATTGATACTCTTGATTTAACTATCAAAAAACTACAAACAACAGGAGATATTAAAACTATTGTAGATTATATTGAAGTTTTAAATAACAACATTCAATCTACCTTAGATAGAACAGCTGATATAGATAGTGATGAGACTGCTGTGTTTGGAGAATATGTTAACTATTTAAATCAATCTCAGTTATATGGTTCTTTTATAAATGCGGTGTCTTCTGAAATTGAAGATATGAAACGTAAAGAAGAATCGCTAATTGCTTTAGGTGAAGAAATAAAACAAGAAGATTCTTTTGCGCATTTTAAAAACAGGCTGTCCGGAGCTATTACTCAATTAAAACTTCTTGAGAGTCAAATTCAAGATGCTATGACATTAAAAATGTCACAATATGTACAGAGTAATAACTTAATGAGTGAAAAAATGTTCAACAGTTTTATGAGTCAAACTGATATGACCATGGTTGGAGTATTTCAAACTCACTTAAGAGAATCTAAACACCCGTTAGTTAGTTTATTTAGTCAATTGTTGGATAAAGTTAATACTAATAGAATACAAGAAGTAAATGCTATAAAAGAACAACTTTTAAAACATGATACCAAACTTCAAGAATGGGGTGGTAAAAAAGGGTTGAAAGGTGTAGATATTTACAAAGGCATTATTAATAATAAAGGAGACTTAATTGGTAAATTTTCAAAAGAATATTACGAAGAGTTAAACATGCTTACTAACACTGAAGGGTTAAAAGCTAGTGAAATAAAAGCTCGTAAAAATAGAATGAAAGAAATGTACCAAAGGAATGAAGCTGGTGAAAAATACTTTCAGGCTAGATATGAAAAAACTAAGGTATTTTATCAAAAAGAATTAGATAAAAAANNAGATCAGTTGAAGTATGAAGACTTGACTGAAAAAGAATTAAAGAAAAAAACATCAGATCTTAAAAAGCAATACACCAGAAATATAAATAATTGGTTAAAAGAAAATGATATTACTCATAAAAAAGGTAATAACAACGCGTGGTTTAACTCTTTTAATAAATGGATGTTAGAACCTAAAAACAATGAAGTAGTCTTATTATAATGATAAATACAAAGAGTTAAATAAACCTGAAAATAAACCCTTAAAAGATTATTATGATTTTTATAAAAAATTACTAACTACTTTAAATGATCAGGTTAGATTTTAGAGTTAGTTCTAATTTTATACCTGANATAAGAAAGTCATTTTNAGACACTATTTCTCAAGATGGACTAATGCTCTCAGGTATGACGCAACAGTATAAAAACATGTGGAATCATTTTACTAAACATGACACTGATCAAGGATTTCAAGGTGTTGAGGACGGTAAGAAAATTCCAATAATGTTTATGGATAGTGTAGGTAGAGATAATAAATCTTATGATTTGAGTAAATCTATTTTAATGTTTTCAGATTTTGTTTATAATTACAAAGGTGTTAAAGACATTGAAGGAATGTCATTGTCTATTAAATATTTAATTGAAAATACACCTGGTATTAAAAAAGATTTTTTAGGTGATAAAGTAAGAATAGATGGTGTTCTTCAAACAAATGACGGTAATGTTAATACTGTCAAAGCCATAAATAGCTGGATTGATTATTATATTTATAACAAAAAATCAGCTAGTGAAGGTGATAAAAATGCTTTAGGTAATAAGGTAGTAAACACTTTACTATCAGCTGGCAGTAGATCTAATGTAGCATTAAACGTATTATCTGCGACTAGTGGTCATATAAATGCTGAAGCTAACCTAACAATGTTAGCAACTAAAGGGTCAATTGATAGTTTACCTCAAGCAAGGAAAGAAGTTAATAATTTTAAAAATCTTCTTAAAAAATCTAAAGACAATGTTGAAAATTATTCATCACCTTTAGCTTTTGCTTCAGAATACTTTGAATTATCTCAAGATAATAAAGTTTATGAAAAAGCAAATGAGGTTTCTATTAACTCTTTAAATAAGAAGTTTAAACAAGATTACGCATACGTTTTACAAAGATGGTCTGATGATGCTATTGACAACACAATGTTGACAGCTATGATGATGGATTACGGAATTGATCCTAAAACTGGAAGAACATACCCTATTAAAAGATTAAAAACTTTATATAAGGATGATCCAAAATATGGGGGTGATTTTGAATGGAAATCATTATGGGAAAGTGTTGATATGGAAAATGTAATTGATGGCGAAAAAAAGCCCATTATACGCTCTCAGCATACTAATGAGACGATAAGTAAATCTACATATACTGATTTTAGAAGAAAAGCACGTCATAATGCTACTAAAACTAAAGGTAATATGTCCGATGATGACATTGCAGGATATAAAAGACACGTTCTTGGAAGATTATTGATGCAATATAAAGGATGGCTGCCGGCTATGGCTAGAGAAAGAATAAAGAATGAAGAGTATAACATGACAATGGAAGAGTTTTGAAGTAGGTAGATGGATAGCTTGGTTAAAAGGAATAGATAAGCTTTCTGGTAAAAGCTGGAAAAGTTTAACTAAATTAGTAATACCATTTGTAAAAGACGATCTTCAAGTAATGGATGGTCCTAGAATGAAACAGTTATATGCTAAGTTTATAGCTGACAACCCTCAGTTAGAATATGACCCTGAAAATCCTTCTCCTGATCAAGTTAGTTATGAAGACTATATGAATGGTTATAAAGGTCAGATAAGAGCCTTGGCTAAAGAGATACAGCTATTCTTAGCATTATTAGCTGTTAGTAGCATGTGGGATTTTGGATGGGGTGAGGATAACATTAAACAAAATAGATTTTTAGGAATATCTAGTCAGTTATTTGATAGAGCTATGTTAGAACTAGGTTTCTTCACACCTATTGTTGGATGGAGTGAAACTCTTAACATGCTTAGAAGGGGTCCTGTTCCTGCCACTGGTGTTATTGACAAAGCTCTTAAAACAATTGGTAATACAGCAGATGAAGTAGTTGATGTGCTATCTGGTCAAAGCTGGGATAGAACTTATGACTTTAAGTATGGAGATGGACCTTTTTCTTTTAAAGTTGAAGATAAAAAAGATAAAAAAACAATAGGCTATTATTCTTTAGAATGGTTACCAGGCGGTAAGACGTTCAGAGATTTTACAGGTATTTTAGATACAAGAGATAATGTGGATAACATTTATGATTGGATATCTAGCCCTCATAATAGTCAATATATTTATAAATAATTTTTACAATCATATTTTTATTTTTAGTTGGTACAGTTGTAATGACTGTACCTTTTTTATGTCTATACCTCAAGTGCTAAAAAAAAGAGCAGTAAAATTAATTACTACTCTTTAATTGTGTGTGTTGTATTATTTAAATTAACTATTTAAATTATTTGTTACAAGGATCATTGATTGCGTTATCTAGATCCTGCTGTGCTTGTAATTTAGAATTAGTTATGTCATTACTAATATCTAATGGTGATAAGTCTGGAGTATTTGTAGTATTATCATTAATGTCATCCTCCTTGTCCTTAGATTCTAATTCATTTATTATATCTCCAAGCGTTTTAGTTATCCCATATTTTTTATCAATTGACTCATTATATTCAAAATCTGTTTTATTCCAATATTGACTGGTTTGCTCAGGAACTGATAATAAATCCTTTTTAATTTCAGAAAATAAATCAGAAGGAAGTGTTTCAGTTATAGTTTCAAGTATTCGTTTATCATTCCATGTATTTGGAACACCTAAAAAAGAACCAGGCTTATTACTTTCTTCATACAAAAGTTCATATTTAAAAGTACCTTTTGTTTTATCACCTCTTTTTATTTCAACCATCCAATTTCCTGTAGGTCTTTTAAACATAATTGTAAATTTTCCTGATCCTGGCTCAGGAATAATTTCAGTTATTGTCGATCCATTTTTAGTTTTTATTGGTTTCTTTAAAGTAAAATCTTTTAATTCAAAAACATTTAGTACATCTTTTTCTACTGCTTTTGCTACCAATCTTGCCATGTATCCAGCCCACTTGATATTGCTATTAGCTAAAGTAGAGGGTTCAACTTGAGCAGGTTTGGTCGTTTGTTGTGCTTCTTGTTGGGCTAAAGCTAAGTTAAAAATAGCATCTCCTGCAGGTGATGTAACACCTCCTTTTAAAACTTTATTTGTTTTTAAGTTTGTTATTACTCCTTTAGAAAAATCAACAGAATAATTGTTACCTTTATATTCAACTGTTACGTTATTTTTAGGTTTAGGCGCAAGCTTAGTCGGTTGTTGTTTTAGTTTTTCTTCTGCAAGTTTGTTTAACCCTACTAAAAGTTTAATATCATAGTCGCCGTATTTTTTCGACAACTCTGCTATCTTATTAGATGGTGCATTTGGGTAGCTTAACATGCGCCCTTTTGCAGGAGTCTCTATATAAGTACCATCTTTAAACGTAAATTTATAAAAAGAATCTCCGTTTTTAGATTCAAATTCTATTGATGAAGGATTTCCCAGTTCGTCTAAAACGAACTTTTTAAATTCATTTCTTCTTTTTTCTGACACACTAGCCGGATTAAAATTATAATCAGGTTTAGTCACAGGTTTAGTATCAAACGAATCCAATGTAGCAGTCCTTCTGTTTTTCCATACTCCAAGAACTTGATCATCAACTTTAACATTCTTAAAGTTAGTTTTACCTTCATATACATGTAATTTTTTAGAATTTCTTGAAAGAGCAACATATGCTACTGCTTGTTTTTCAGTATTAATTTGTTTTCCATCTTCCATTATACTAGTTCTAGGGATTGAATTAAAACTATTAGCATCTACAAATACATTATCATAAGTACTTCCTTGAGATTTATGAGCAGTAATAGCATGTCCATAATCAGCTCCTTTTTCAATAAATAAATGAGGAAACTGAAACTTTAACTTACGATGTTTATTTCTAGAAAACTTCTCCATTTTGTTAGAACTAGGATTATAAATGTAAGTATTTCCTAAATCTAATTTAGAAATTATATCTTTAAATGCGTCCAATGTTTCCAACCACACGAAATAATTGCGACCTTTTAGTGGTAACAAAAGTCTGTACTCATTGTGTAATTCTCTAAATAAAGAAGATACAGTTCTATTATTTTTATCAAAATCATTTTGATTTAAATCTTCAAAATTAAAAGAATCATCTCTAGACAACTGGTAATATGTTGTTTTGAAGTCACTTGCTTCAGGGATTCCTTGGACTCCTTTCTTTTTAAGCTCTTCTAATTTTTTAGAAGTAAACTGAATTTCTTTAGCACTACTATCATCTTCTTTAGCATTAATGTCAGTTATAGTATAGATTACTGAATTAGCAAGATGTCCTTTTTCAATCTGCTTACTTGCATATGATAGATATCCTGTAATAATATCTCCTACTTCAGGAGAAATACCTCTACCTAAAACTTCTCTAGAACTTTGATTTACTTCCTGTACCTTACCGTTATTATAAGCAATAAATATTACTTCTTCAGGATTCTTCTTTAAATTTCTGACATACTCTTGATTAAAAGCTAGTTCATTAGTTCCATAAAAAGTTGCAGTTTCTGAATCATTAGTTTTATACAACTGATCTACATTACTGTTTCTTATTTTATTTAAAACAGTTGTTAATACAGGATCTTTAGTTCTATGTATTTTTTCTAAATTAACATTTTCATATTTAGTAAATACTTCGGTTAAAGATTTAGATCTAGGATTGTTAGGATTAACATAAGGTATTTGCATTTTATCACCAACATAGATTATTTTATAACCTTGTTTAGAAAGATCTTCTAATAACCACTGTTCTTCTGGTCCCACCATTGATGACTCATCAACTACTATTGTATTTCCAAATCCTAATTTTTTAGATGCTTTAATTGTTAAAACAGCTCTATCTTTTTTACCTTTTTGTTTTTTTCTATAAACAGAACTTCTAATTGTACTAGCCAACTTTTTAGACCCTGTCTTAAATGCTGCGAAAGTCAGTTGCAATGTGGCAGCATGTGTAGGAGCTGTGTACAATACAGTACTTCCAATGTATTTTTGGAAATATCCAATTACACTAGTTTTACCTGTACCTGCGGGTCCTTGTAGTACAATTGGGTCAGTGCCTCTAGAAGTGTACCAATCAATCAAGTCTTTCAAAGCGCTACTTTGATCTTTTGATAATTCAAACTCAGTAGGTATAGTTTTACCTTTATAAGTAAATGAAGATGTACTTGGTTGTAACTGACTAGACTGTTGCTGCACTTCATTGCTTACACCAGAGTCATTAACAATTCCTATTTCTAATAGTTTAGAATCTAAATAACGTTGTAGATTATTTGGTAACTTAGAATAAGTTCCCTGACCAAAAGGTTTTTGATCAGAAAACTTTATTCCTTTGTAATTACCAGATTTCATCTTAGTTTCAATGTACTCAAACTCTTTGTCAATAATATCTTTGAATTCATCAAATCTATCTTCAGTCCACTGAGTTCTTTTATCATCAACCATTGTAGTAATTGGGGCAGAATTATCTAAACCTCTTATAACTGCTTGAGTCATAGAAGGGTATCTACTACCTGCTCCAAATTCTTTAGCATAAGTAGAGTTAGGATCAATTTTACCTTTACCGCTTGTTCTACCTGCATTATCTGTAAATAAATATAAATATTCAGTATCAGCAGTTACACTACTTCTAGTAAACTTCTTACTTACAGGAAGTGTCGTGTAAGTTTGAGTTTCCTCATTTTTACCAGTATTTTTAGTATTATGATTTACATCATTAATATTTATATCATACCCCATAAAGAATCTATCTTTACCTACAATACCAGGGACAGAAGAACTAATTCCTTTTTTGTAGACGTATTTAATACTTCCATCTTTATTTATTCCAGCTTTAGTTTTATAATAAGCAGTTTTAATAAACGTGCCTTTTTTATAACTAATATTATACAATATCGGAAAGTTAGATCTTGAATCTTTACTATTAAAATTTGTTACTTAGCTCTACACTAACACCAGTTTGACTAAAAGGATCTGTCACAGTTTTAGTATCCATTACAGGAACATACCTAGTATTTCTAGCCAGGAATTGTTCTTGGAATTTCTCTAAGAATACTTGCTTTTCAAGATTAGACAAAGACTCAAAAGTACTAATGGCGGATTTAGTTAATACTTCAACATCCTCATTTGGTAACAACTTGGTCCAAGTAATAGGACTATTATGTTGTANACCAGACTGATGTATTGCAAATCTAAATAAGTCATTATAAATTTTACTTTCAGGACTTCCTTCCATCTGAGCATTTGCAAATTCCTTAATAACAATAAAAGAGTTTCTAATTTTATTCTCTTTAGAAGAGTCTAATTTATTAGAACTATTTTCAATACTGTAAAGAGACTTACCTTCTTTACTATTATCTACAACATTCTTATTAATGAAGTCATCATAACTAGAATATTGCTGTTTAGGAATTCTTCCAAGTAAATTATTAAATACTTCCTCATTTCTTAAGCTATATAGAACTAATGCTGTAGGCTTAACTCCAGTTTTTCTAGCTTGAGCTAATAACTGTTTTTTAGTTAATGTGCCGCGCTTTCTACTTTTAAGTTGAGTTAGCTCATAAATAATTTCACCTAAAGGAGCTTTTTCACCTTTATTATTTATATAGTAGTTTGAATCAGATTTAATAAACAATTGCTCAAATACTTTACGTGTATTTAATGCACTTAATCCTACATTAGATGTAAGCAGTGCAACTACTAAATCATTATCGTAAGTTTTTTGTAAATCACTTTTACCCTCTTTGTCTATGTTCTTACTCTTCTTACTGACTGCATTTGCGTCTACTATTATTTTGGTAAGAGCATTTTTATGAGCATTTACAATAGGGTTTTGTTCAGAGAAGTATAATGTTTTGTAAGCATTTACCGCTGTCTCTAAACTTTTTTGAGGAGAATTTACAATGGTATTATTAAAAATGTAATCAATAGCACTTTCATTAAAGGTGTCTTTAAAAGTAATTAAATTACCTTCTCTTAAGAATGCTTTATTATCATTTAAATTTTTACCAGCTCCTTTTGCATCTACACTGGTAGATCTAACTAGCATTTGCATATCGTTACTTTGCTCTTGATATTCTAAAAATAAATCTAAAATATTTAATTGAGCTTTTCTGTATTTATCATCTTTAGATGAGTTGTTATCAGCATTAGTGAAGTACTCTTTACCTAAGTGTAAGTATTCATCTAACGCTTGTTCTGTGAACAAGTTTTGATCTTGTAAGTCTTTTACATTAGAACTGTGGTAATCTAATCTTGAGTAATAATTCTGTTTTAGATCATTTAATTCAGATGTAGCAGCTAGTCTATTATCATCTGTTATTTCTACTCCATCAGAATATAGGTCAAATAATGTTGTAACACTATTGTTAAAATCTCTAGTATCGAAATAAACTAGGTCGTCAACATTACTAGTTTTAGTTTTCTTATCGTATTCATATACCTGATAAGATTTTGCTAAATCTGTAAGTATTTGACGAGTAGTCATAGATTTACCTGCAGCCTTCATGAACATAGACCTATTTGCTTTTTTATAAGCTATAAAATCTTTAACAATCGGTTGTGATAAAAACTTACTAATCCATTTAATAGGAGCACCGCCTCTAATCATATACAAAATAACATTAGAAGTTTCAGGTATTGCCATTAAATCTTGAACATACGGATCTTTAGCAATATCTACATAAGCATTCAAATAACCTGAGAGTATTTCAGAAATTCTCTCATTCGATTGGTTATTCTTAAAAGCAAATGAAGGATTGCCTTTTGTACTTTTATTATGAGGAAATACCCATAATGAGTTAGGTCTATTAAACTGTAAGTTACTAGCCATACCTAATTGATGGTGAGTAATATGTACAGCTGTTTGACCAACTCCTGATTTACCAGATAAAAACTCAATAAACTTATTTACATTAACTGCCGGGTCAATAATACTTGAAATATGTTTATTTTTAAGATCATTCTTAGTTTTATTAGCCCATGTAGACATAGTACTAACATACTCATCAATAGTAGTTTTACCATTGTAAGTATATGTTAAGAACTCACCCATTAAATCATCAGGTACAAATTCAGTATTCTTTATTCCTTTTTCTTTAAGGAACTTTTTAATTCTGTTTTTAACACCTCTTTTTCCATACAAGAAGTTATCCCTTAATTCTTCTGTGGCTTGGTCTTTAGCAATCCAGAATCTTACATTCCATACGGCACCATCTTCAGTATCTATTAATACTGCATCAGATACAGGTGCCATAATACGGTCTGTAGTTTACAGGTAATGACATAATATCAAACTGAACTTCAATCATTCTATTTTGTAATGATTTAACTCCGTTTTGTTTTTCAATAGGCAGCTGTGCAAATTCATCAAGAGAAATCATATCATTAGCTTCTGCAACAGCTTCTGCTAATACAAATTTATAATCGCTCATTAATTCATTATAATCTTCGTATGCAAAACTTACACTTAGATTATTTTTTTCTTGACGAGCTTTATTCAACTCTTGTAGTTTTTTATTAAATTCTTTACCTTCTAATGTATCTCTAAAATTAATTATACCCGCATTTACTGATAATTGTTCATTATAATAATCTCTTAGCACCTCTAAACTTTTTACTAACTCTTCTTTAGAAGATCCCGCATCTATAATGTTTTCACTTACAAAGTCTTCTTCCAACTCTTTTAGCTGATCAATTAAACTAATAGTATGATATAAGAATTGAGCTTGTTTTTCAATACCACTCATACCAGCATTATTGTATTCTTTATTTAGGTCTAAGAAATCATCAATGATTTTACTAGAAGGAATGCTAAAGAATAAGTATTTACCGATATTTTTAACATCATCTAGATCTTCTTGAGCATCTGATACTTTCTTTTTAGCAACAGACCTAGCATCTTTAGCAGTAGTTTTTGCTAACTCTTTTTCTTTGTTAGCTTCGTCTAAGAAGTCTACAATATTTTCACTAGCTTTACCTAGTGCTTTTTGTTGACTATTTACTGAATCTAAAACATATTGAATGTATCTTTCACTTGTAGTATTTTCAGAAGTGTCATATTTAATGTATTTAGGACCTGTTACAACTTTACCATCTTTGACTACAGGCGGCTTATAAGAAGCCAAATAAGTATTCATTTTATCAATATCAAAATCCGCACCCGACTTAGCTACAATCTCAGGAGCTACAATAATTGTATCACCAGCTTCATAAGGTAAGAACTTTTTAACTATCATAAACTCTGATGAGTTTAATCCCTGGTTAGGAATACGGAATCCAATAACTCTAATAATGTTACTTAGTTCCTGCTCTTCTTCATTGAGTGGTTCTTTATTGTAAATTTTATCATTCAAATCAGATACAACCTCATTAAATTTATCTAAACTACCATATTTAACATTTACGTAATCTATCATATCACGAGGTATAGCAATCATACATTGAGAAGGCATTACGTTACCTTCACTATCTTGTTCGTAGTGACGTAGTGTATCATGTGAATATATTCTACCCATTTCACCTTCTGCAGTTGCTCCAAGATCTTGGAAGTACTGAGCAGATAATTGAGGAGAACCTTCACCTTTACGCTTCTCTCTAATTACTCTAGAATTAATAATAGACAAATATAACATTTTCAATCTTATCTTTATTTAGTGTTGATTCAATGTAAGAATCTTTACCTATAAGACTTCTAATACTATTCTTGATATTATCAGAAACACCTCTGTCATTTGCCATTTCTAAAGCAACATTTACTAGAGCCTCTCTGTTACCAATGTTATATTTTCCTTTATTATCAACAGTGATGTCTAATTCTTTTACTAATTGATCAAAAGGTTTTTGGAATAACTCTGCTTGTAAATTATGATATTCTTTGTAATAATTGTAAACTCTAGATTGACTAGCTTTTTCATTTTCGCTTAATGATCTCCATTGACTTTCAGTACCTTGAAAATCAACAGGAACACCTTCTTGTAATAAATCAGATAAAATTAACTTTCTATGTTGAGTAGAAGCTGTAATCTTATTTTTCATTTTAGGAGCCTGATCTAATTGCACACCATAAAACTCATAAGAGTTATTTTGAGTAACAACTTGACTATCAGTATCATCTACTATGTTAACTGAATTAATATCACCACTATCATCTAAGATTCTACCAAATTTATTAGCAGAACTCATATGGGTAACTGATACACCATTTTTTAACATGATCTTATTAAGGTTTTCTAAAGTAGTACCTTTAATCATGCTAGGTATTAACGGTGCTATAGAGTGCTTATAACCAGTTGGTACAAACAAACCTTCTACATCTAGAGGACCTGCATATTGAGTTTTTAATACTCTAAATATTGCTTTAGTTTCATTGGTATCTAGCTCTTGTCCTAGTATTGCTTTTTTATAAGCTGCTTCAGACTTAGCGGGCCAATCACCTGCCTTAATTAAGATTTCTCTATACGCTGGTAATGTAACCCATGCTTGACCATCTGCAACTTCCATTTGTTGATAGTTAGATAAGTAAGAGTTAACTTTACTTTGAAGTTTTACAGGATTTGTAATACCATCATTATAAAACTCTCTTGTAAACAATTTACGTAATACTGATACATTATTGTTATCTAGCTCTATAAACTCACCATCTTTATTATGACCGTAAGTTATATCACCATTGTCAATTACAATACTCATGTCTTTAGACTTAATAAAGTCTCCATTTTCATCAGTATCTAGTGCAAGATTGGAAACACTCTCGTCATCATTCAATATCATAGACGTAAATGTATGATTATGCTTGTTAGTAGCAGTATCGAATATTAAATGACTAGGACTGTACCCTATGTCAGGCACTAGTTCTAATTTACTAAAGTCAACATCAGTTGTACCAGTTCTTTCTTTAATTAAGTCAATATTATTTTGAGTAAAGTTATTTTCCATTAATGACTGATAATCTTTATTATCGTTAATATGAATCTCAGTCATAAGGTTTTTAACTACTTCCTTATCAAGGTTTATACTTATGTCAGACCCTTCATAAAATACTTTAAATGTATTTCTAGCATTTAATATTTCATCTTGGCGAGAATCTTCCACAGAAACTTTTTTAGTAGAATTTAACATCGACATGCGCTTAAAGAAGTCATCTTGATTCTTATACATATAAGGATCTCCTGTAAACATTTTAGTCTGTTCAATATAAGCTGTTTCAGATATTAAAGTAAAGTCATACATCAAGTTGCTAACAACTTTTTCCATTTCATCTTGAATAAATTTTTTACTAGCTTTATTGCGTTCAGCAGACTTTAACCCTTGTTTCCTTAAAGTGTTTTTATACTCACTTACTTTTTTTCTTAGATCCTTAGGGTTATAGTAGTCTAGTAAAAGATCTGCAGGAATTCCTACAAAATACTTACCTGTACGATAATCAGGCTTATCATGTAATAATAACAATCCTTCTGTATTAATAATGCCTTTATTAGAAGTTGATTTATTAACAAAATAATTTTTTAAGTTAGAAACAATTGTATTTTTGTTTTTATCAATAAACTCTAAAATAGATTCTAAACTGTTAGGAGCTTGCACAGGACCTAAGTCATTACCGGTTGTAACATCATTATTTAAAGCGTTATTAAGCTGATTCATAATATCACCACCTAATTTTTTACCTGTAAAAAATCTAAACATGTGACCTTTACCATTGTAGAATTTAATGTTAGAACCTAGTCCTTCATTTTTCAAGTTGTAAATTGAAGTAACCTCGTCTTTTAAGTAATCCAAATAAGACTCAAGTAGTTTCTTTCTATCATGATTGTGAAGTTTTACTATACTTCCAGCTTTAGATCTTAATGCAAAGTAGTTTTCAGTACCTCTATCCGCAGCTCTAAAGAATGTATAGTATCCATTCATTGTAGATGAAATCATTTGATACCACTTGTCAGCTTTACCTAAATCTTTAGTAGTACTACCTCTAGAGTCACCTTGTACAGTAATTCCATTTAATATACCGACTTCTATTTCATTACCAAGACCAATACTATTTTTCATAATAGAGGTGTTGTTCCATGCAGTATTTAACCATGGACTGTTTTGTTCCAAAGACGTTTTATTACCTGAATCCTGATTGTATCTATGAGTAAATAAACTCAACATGTTATTTAAAGTGATTCCATATAATCTTTTATTATCAACACTCATTAACTGATTGTCAATAACTTGATTAAAATTAGAAACAGTTCTAGCAACTTTTGTCAAATCTTGATTTAACTCAGGCATTCTAAGGACATCAGTAATTAGCAAATCATCTTTTTTACCTTTATAATCTTTTTTAATAGATTTAATCAGTGCTGATTTTATTTGATCTACTATGTCTAAAGTTACAGTTAAACTACCTGTTTCATTTGCGTTAAGTTTATGTTCTTTATTAACTTCAGCATAAGAATCAATGTATATACCTAAAGGATTTAAAAAGTCTTGACCTTTCTTAACCACAATCTCTCTCAGTTTACCCAAAGTGATTCCATTAGGATAAAGACGATCAAACTCATTTCTCCAGTCATTCATGATAGCCCCTACTGTTTTATTTTTATTACCGTCGTACATTTGAACAGTACCATCATTAGTAATTGTACTTAAAATAAACTTAGGAGTAGCTTTAGAAAATGTTTGAATAAATTGATTTACCATTCTAAGATCATCAGTGGTAATTTCATCAATTGATTTGTTTTCTAATAACATTAAAGGACTCTCTGTAGTAGTAACTAAATCATGCAGTTCAACACTGTTAGGATTTGCTCTAAGTTCAGATTGATAAACTTTAAGTAGTTTATTCATCATTACTCTTTTTTCCGGTGGTAATCCGGCAAGCCTTTTAACTACTAAGTTATAAAATCTACTAAAGTCATTAGGAACTGTCAAACCTAACTCATTAACTACAGGAACCATTACTGCTTTCCCATTAATTGTTTTCTTTTGATAAACAGGTTGTGACGATAACAGTAGTTTGGTAGCTACAGGAATTCCTGACTTAGGATCAATTTGAGTACTGTCTTTACTAAAAATAGGATCTCTTCCTGATTCTAGTTCATTGTTAAACTTATCTTGGTCAATAGAGTCTTCAGACACTTTGAAAGAGTAACTTTTTAATTCAGCTGTATGAAATTTAGCAATATCTGCAAATCTATTTTTAGAAGCGTTATCATCTCCTAAAAAGTTAGATAATAAATTTTTTAATACTGACTATTCTGCTATTATTATTGTAAGCATCTGTAAGAATACTTAGTTTTTCAGCTGAAGTTTTTAGCTTTTAGATGCTTTTCTTTTAAATACAGCGAGTGTACTTGACACCATGTTATGAGCCAATACTTTTACAGGATCATCTTCAATACCAGTATAATCACCTGGTTTGAATTTACCGTTCATACTTCTAAAGTCATTAAAATACTCATCATAGTATTTTACTATATTTGATAATTTATTTTTCAAAATCCCTCTTAACTGACTGTATGTTTCTTGTTCGTTAAGCTGATCTGTAAAGAATAATTCTGTGTTATTTTCACTATTTATAATATTAAAAAATTCAGATGTCAAACCGTCCATTAAATTATTTAATGTTTTTTGATTAAGTTTAACTCCGTTGAAATCATATGTAGAACTTAAAATCGTTGACTTAGTATCCACGTTAGATGTATTTAAATTAGTTAAATAATTTTTTATATTATCAAAAATGCCTGAAACTTTAGTCCAATCGCTTTCGCTAATTGAATCAGGTCTTTCAGTAAATCTACCAGTTATGTAATCTTCATATATACCATATATATCTTCATTATCTATTAAGTTGTTAAAAAGTAATACTTCATCATTATTATATATTACTTCTAGGATAGAATACTGAATCTAAAGATTCTTGTGTGAGATTCATGTTATCCATAGTATTATCAATAGGAGACTCGTCTACTATGTCGTCAAGATCAAGATCAAAATCATCCATACTATCTAACAAGTCATCTCCTAGATTATCATTTTTTGTAACATTAGAAGTGTATTGTTTTTCTTAGATTGTTTTGTTCTTCTTCGGCTTTACTGCCAGCATTATTTATAAAGTCGAGACTAAATTCTGAAGGACCTTCTGTTTCTGACTCTTCGTCAACGTTTTCATCAGTCTCAGTACTCTTAGTAATATCCATTGTACCTACTCTGATAGCCGCTTCTAACATTGTGTTATTAATATCAGTATTTCCTAATTCAAATATCTTACTTATTATTTTAAGAAATGCTTGATATAATGTCATGTTTTTAGGACCGTCTTCAATACCTAATTCTTTTCTATCTTCAGCTGTAAGCTCAATAGAGTTTAAAAATTTAACAAATGATTTTTCATTCATTAAGCTAGGAAACAATTCGTGCAATGATTCATCAGAAAGATTTTCTAGCATTTCTTCAACGTTACCTTTCTTTATTGCAGTAATCCATTTGATATTAGACTGAGTAGACGCTTCTTTACCAAATAAGAAATAAAAAATATTATTAACTTCTTTACCATTTACAGTTTTAGTATTGTTAAAAAAGTCAGTAAGATTCATTCCTTTCATCTTTCTTAATAAAACATTTCTAAACTTAGAATAAGCATTGTACATTTCATTGTTAGAATCTGACTCTAACATGTCATAATGCTTTTTATGCATTAACTCATGTAGTAATACTGGTGTATTTTGAATGTTTTTAAGAACTATAGTGTTAGTGTTTTTATTATAACTACCGTTTATTCCAATAGTAGGGTCTACTTCAATATTAGCACTAGGCATTCCTCCAAACAATTCTGATACAAAATCTGTAAATTCTTTATCAGTTTGATTTTAGAATATCTTCTAAAGTAACTTCTTCATCTCCATCATTGTTATTTTGGCCTTCTGAGGCACTTTCTTCTTCAAATGATGTAACGGGTCCGAATTCAATATAACGTCCTAAAATACCTGAATCTAGTCCTATTGATTCTAACTGTTCATTTGTTAATGAATCTGTCTTAGTATCTTCAAGTATATTCTCTTTTAGTGTAGTTGAATTAATTACAATTTGACCATCTTCGTTTACAAACTGAGGTTTAGAATAAGGTGTTTCAATACCTTGCTTAATATCACTAAGGTTCACAGGCTCGATAGAACCTCTGATGTGATTTTCTAATTCAGGTAAAATATTATTAATGTCTTCATTATTTCTAAGTGAATATTGAGCATTAATAATTTGATCATTGTCTTTATAATTAAACTTAACTACAAAATCAGAAGTACCGTCTTCATTTTTAATATAATCAATTTTAAAATAATAAGGGCTTTTATCGTTAGTGTAAGTAGACACATAAAGATTAGCTAGTATATCTGTGATTTTCATATCACTTTCTACACCGTCTTGATCTACAACTTTTATATAATCTTTGAATGATGTTTTAGAATCTTCATTAATTAATTTTAAAATTGAGTGTAAAACCTCTGCTTTAGCTTTAACAAGATCAGACCCTGTTATTTTATTAGGTATTACTCTAACGGATCTTCCCTCGTTATTCAGTGTTAAAACACCTGTTGATTTATCAAAATCAAATTTAGGACTACCCTCTATAAAAGAAGTCAAGCTATTTTCAGAACCAGACCTTACAGTAATTTCATTTCCTGTAGAAATAGCAGTTAGATCAGCAACGACAACTTCTCCTTCATCTAATAGTTCTCTGATGTTTTGTCTATTATTGTCACTCTCTTCTTTAATTAATTCTTCTAAGACTTCTCTATAATTATCTAAAGTTAACTCTCTATCATTTATTGTAGCTACTATTTCAGAATCTCCTTTAAAGTATTCTACCAGGTCTTTAAGAGAATCAAATCCTGTATTGTTATCTTGCAGCCAGTAATTCAAAGTGTTATTACCAATAACAGTTTGGTCCTGGCGATAATCATTCATAAATGTAAATAATAGATCATAGCCTTCATTTCTAGCTTCAGATAATGAATTAAATAATTTACGATCTCCATTTTCATTTACGTAAACTCTTAAGTTAGGGTTTTCTTTATCTACTAGTACAACATATATTCCATTTTTATCAGGATCTAGGTTAACTGCTTTTTCTGATTTACCATTACGCTGAACTAGTTCTAAATTATCAGGATCTAAATCAGAATCATTAAGATTTACAAACCTTACTTGATAACCGTTTTTCTCACCTTCATTGTCAAATATTTTATTCAATGTAGTTCCAAAAGTTAAATCATATGGTTCTTTAGTCACTATAGGAAGTCCGTTAGGTGAGTATTTTCTCTGACCTGTTTCTCTATCCCATTCTAAATGACGAGCTTTAGTACTTCTAATATTTTCTTTAGCATCAGACTCAGGGTTATCTCCAGTTAAAGTAGAGGAAATTTGTTTATTTAAATCATCTACTTCATTTGTAGTTTCTGACCCTTCTTCAGGTTCAGGGTTTGCTGGCCCCTCGCCTGATTGCTGTGCAGCTGCTTTATTACCCGCACTATTAATAAGACCTAAATTCAAACCTTCACCTTCTTCTTTTAAGTCTTTATTATTATCAGTAACAGTCTCTTTTGTTTTAGAAACTTGCTTGTTAAAATTACCTACTCTATACCCATTATATTTATTAATTAAGTCANCTACTTGCTGTCTTGTTTTATCAAGATTAATTAGTTCTGTTTCAGAAAAAGTATCAGATATTATTTCATCCATCTTTTTCAAAAGTNCTAATCTCTTGCATTCTAGTATTAATAGCGTTAGTTATTACTTGTAACTTTTCACTATAACTTTTAGAAAGTATAATCGGTGTTTTATTACTGACATTATGAACATGAGCTTTTAATTTAGAAACCATATTCATTAAAGCACTATTGTCTTTTAAAGAACCTTCTGAAGAACCTATTACCTCTTCTAAAGGAGGAAATTTAAAAGGGTTTTTCCTCAAATTGCTGTTCTTTTTTTCAAAAGACTTGTAAGTATTTATTAAATCCTGGTATACTTTTGCTGTAAGATTATCATAATCTCTTAAGTCAAAGTCTTCAGTGTTATTTGTAATAGCACTTATTACATCAAGCTCTTCAAAAAATAATCTAGTTTTCTTAGCATCAACAGTTGTGAACATGTCGTACATTCCTTGTATAATACTTTTCTTAAACTCTTTAACTTCTTCAGAATCATTTTTATTAATAACCCACTTTTGCTTATAGTTTTGAATTACTCTTCTAAGTCTGGATATAGTGGCTTGATCAATAACAGGGTCACTGTTCAAATCATAATTACCATCAATTACGTTAAGTATTTCACTTTCTAAATTAGCTAGTATAGACAACTTAGCACTGTCTGCGTTTAACAATTCTAATTCTGAAACAAGAACACTTATTTTATCTTCGATTTTAGAAGAGTATTCTGATGTTTCTTGTAATACACTATTTAGCAACTCAAGCTTTTCTTCATTAGATAATTTTTTATTGTCTTTATCTAAAACAATTACTGCTAGTGCGGTGTCTGAACTTTTATTTAAAGCTTTTAGTGCTGATTTAATAATCTTATTTTGCTCATCTAACTGAGCTTTTTCAGCCTCAATTTCACTTTTTAATTGTTCGTATTTAGACTGCTCATCTCTCAAAAATCCTATATTATTATTTAAATTTATAATATAATCGTTTAAGCCAGGTATAGTTTTAGAAGAATCAAAAGTAGCATTAGGATCCATCAGTGATAAAAATACAGTGGTGTAATTACCGTACGTTTCATATAATTTACGACCTTCTTCTGATTTCTCTTTTATTTGGTTTTTAAGCTTACCTGATTGTTCTATAACGGCTTCTCTCTCAGCTTCAATTTGTATTAGCTCATTCATAACATCATTATACTGTTGTTCAAATTGAGCAGGATCCATGGTTGACTNATAACCAAGTTTATTGACAGTTTCATTCATGTTAAAACGAATATCAACCATGTTATTAATTTCAGCTTGTAATTTATTTTTAATGTCTTTTCTTATAGACATTGAATCAAGAACTTTACTTATCTGACCAAAATCAATATCGTTTGCTTTCTCTTCAAAAATGTAATCAAATAAGAACCTTATTCTATCTCTATTTTCTTTAGAAATTAAACCTTTCTTGTAATCAGCTTCATCTACAATAGTATATAAGTTCATTAAAGAATTAGTGTAATCCTCTTCTAACTGATTAATATACTTACTTCCTGTAATTAAATCGAAATAATACTTTTCTATTTTTCTTTAAAACAGCAATTCTTTTATTGTATTCAGATTCAACAACTTGAAGTTCTCCTATAATTTCAGAAGCACTGTTGATTGTATTTTTTATTCCTAGTATATCCGACTTTAAAGAATTTAAAAAATCATCTAAAAAGACAGGATCTTGAGAGTAAGTATTTAATGAGTCTAGTATATCTTGATATTTAGAAAGCTCTTGTTCATATACAGCAATATTAGACCTTACAACTTCACGTTCTTTTATTAAGCTGTTAATAATTTCAGTTAAGAGCTCTACTTCTTCTCTTATTGATTCTTCATTTTCACTAGTTGTTCTGCTTTGTAATTCTTCAACTTTTACTAATTTATCTTGAATTGCTTTATCATATACGTCTAATTTTTCTAAATTTTCATCAATAGTATTATATACCTTGTCAATAAGTTGTTTTAAATTATCTGTGCGTTCTTTCAGTAAAGTTTCAGAATCTGAGCTAAGTAATGCTACTATGTTTGAAATATTAATTTTTAAATTTTCATCTAAATTCTTAAAACCGATCATTTTAAGAACTTCTTCTAAATTAGTAATATTTCTCAAGTTAGATTCTATTAAGTCTTCCCCATTGTTTATTCTGTCCTGAACCTTAATAGTCTTATCTAATAAATCAGATCTTTTACTTGATGCTGTAAAATTTCTATAATTTCTAATACTGAAAACTTTTTCATAAGCTTCCTGCACCTTAGCTTCATCTTCAGATAAAGAATACACTGCATTATCACTTAATGATTGATAATTTAATCTAAAACTAACACCGTCTTTAACAGTAGCCTTAGAAATATCAGTTCCTATTCTTTCAGTGTTGTAAATAGAAGACTCTAAACTTTTTATGGCATTTACATAGTTTGAATTATAATCACTTTTTATAAATTCATTTAAGCTTTTAATTTTTCTTTCTAAATCAACAACTCCTGTATAATCGTCTGCGGCATCTAATCTTTCTTTCTGAAGATCTTCTTCTAGCTTAGAAACTCTATTACTGAGGTCATTATTTAAATTACCTGATAAGTTAGAAATTAGTCTTTTAATTTCTTTATAGTCAGGATTATCTTCTTTTATTTTTGAGTTAATAGCATCAATATGATCTTTTAAGGAAACTTCAACACCATCTGCGTTAATAATAATTTCTTGTAAGTTATCAATTGAGCTAAGACTTTTAACCAAATCATTAAACAGCTCAATTCGTCCTTCGCCAGTATATTTAAAGTTACGAGCTGTCATCAGTTAAATCATTTGGTTTAAACGTTTCTTTAAACTTATCAGACTTTAATTGCTCGTCTGTTAAATATAGCACAATGTCTTCACCGTTGGAATCTTTATTAGATACTGTAAACGTACCATCTTGGCTTATTTTACCTGGTATTCCATTAAAGTATACAGTGTCACCTTTTTCTTGACTTTCAAACAAGTTCTTGATAGCAGATCTGTACAGTCTGTTTTTTAAGATGTCAATTTGTCTTTGTTGTTGTAACTTGTAATAATTGTCTTTACTATCTTCAGAAATTAACCCGTCGTATTTTTTATTTAAAGCTGAAAGTTTTTCAACTAATTGAATTTTCTTATTATACAAGTCAGAATACTCTTGCATATTTAAATCAGATACTAATTTTTTAATTTTAGCATCTTCATTTTTACCAAGTTCTTTTCTTCTAGAATCAATATCTTTAGAGTTTTTATCAACTCTTTTTTGTAAATCTTCTAGTTTTTTAATCTTAGCATTTGATTCTTTTTCATTACTAGGATATGTTAGAAATGTATCATTTAGCTCTTTTTCAAGAGTATTTTTCTCACCTTCTAATTCTTGAAGCTTTTTATCCTTTAGGTATTTACGCTGTTTTTGTTGTTCTAGTTTAAATGCTTCTTTGTAATTATCTTTAACAGAACTACCATCTTCATTAATGTCGGTAGGTTTACCATCTTTATTTACAATATCTTTATCAGTTAAACTATCAGCAAGAGTTTCTAAGTCAGAATCTAAATCATTAATATCATTAACTGCAGAATCATAAGAAATTCTGTTGTTAAACAGTGCAGTAGCTATATTAGGATCATGCTTGGTATTATATTCCAACCACTTATTATAATATGAATCTACAAGAGTAACGGCCTCGTCTATTTTTTGCTTATAAGTATCCGGATCATACCCTGCCGTAGTTGCTTGTTCTGGGGTAAGAGCTTTCATTTCTTCCAACATTGTAGTAAATACATCTTTATTACCTTGTTGAAATGATTCTACAGCTGCTCTAGCTAAAGAAAACTTAGCATACTCATCTTGTTTTTTACGAAGATCTTTACCACTAAGCGATTCAATTTCTTTTTTATTTTTATCTAGCCTTGCTTGATATGCCTCATTATCGGCTTCTAAATCTACAGTACCTTCATTGATCATGTCTAACTTAGTCATATTGTCAGCCATGATATCTTTTTCTTCTTTACTTAAATTTGCAGCACCTTTGTCAACTAAAGTATTTATATCCGCAATTGTTTTTTCTAAACCTGCTTGATACTTTGCTGTAGCTACAATTGCATTTTGCTTTTTGACAATTTCTTCTAACGTAGCTCTTGTTTGATCTTGCTTATCCCAGTAAAAATCCTGAAGTTCATTTTTACTAAAATATTTATCATCTCCTTGGCTACCTTGTTCATACAATGCAATAGGTTTACCTTTATCATCAAGTCTAGGCTTCATGATTGTTTCACCTTCTAGGTTCTTTTTTTCTACAGTGTTACCCTCATCATCAGTGTAAGTGTCAGGCTCCATTTCATACATGATGTCGCCTTTATTAAACTTGAGATTACCGTCTTCGTAGTATACATTTTCATCATATCTGCGTTCTTTTTTAGAACCAAATAACTTAGAATATCCACCTCCGGTAACTTTATTTAAAGCAGATCCTACCCTTCCTTCAGAGCTACCTAAATTTCCTCCTACTCCATCAATAGTTGCCATCTGCATTGGACCACCAATAGCACCTAATAAACTAGTCTCTAGTATTTCTTTAGTACTAGCATCTCCATATACATTACCGTCAATATTAATAGGTCCAATATTATTTCTAAACTTATCAGCATCTCTGCCGTCTTTAAGATATTTATCTCCTAAAGCTCTACCTTGCTTTTCAGCAATCATTTCAATGTTTTCTTCAGCAACTTCTTGTAATGATTCTTTACCAGCTTCTTTTAGCTTATCGAGCCTAGTAGGTTTTTTAGTTTTAGCAATATTAGTTGGCTTTTTCAAAAATTTATTAGCCATTGTCATATTCAATATAATATTAGCTCTACTAATATTAATAGTATTAGATGCAGCTTCTGATGCTACTTTCTTAGCATAATCTACACCATACCCAGAACTTAAGGCTTTATTGTAAGTATCATCATATACATCTGCAGCACTCATTACAGCAGCAGACTGGTTCAGCATTGTTGATGTCAAAGCAGTACCAGCAAATTCTTTTGCTTTATTTAAATTAGTAATACCTGCTCCAGTTAAACCTTCCCCTTTACCTATTGTTCCTGTTACTAAGTCTTCTCCTCTTCTTGCTGCTTTTGAAGCTTTTCCTAATTTACCTAAACTAGTTAAATACTTAACACCTTGCAATGCTTTTCCTATCCCGGCTCCTTGTAAACCAAAGGATGCCATACTAGATACTAATCCTGAGCCGTTTTCCAGCCACCAAGCAGAAGATCCAATACCTGCATCTTTAGATAAATATATCTTATCTTGTTTTTGCTGTTCTTTTTTAAGATCTCTCATATACTGACTCAGCTGATTCATATAAGAGCCGGTATCTTTTTCATAACCAATATAGTTCTTAAAATCTAACATAGATGCTGTTCCTCCTACAGTATCATACATAGTATTCCAAAAAGTCTTATTTAATGCCCTTCCTACTTGTTCACTTGTAGATTGTTTTCTAGCTAAAGCTTCTTGATTATACCTACTTCCTATTTCATAATCAGCACCTAATCTGTCGGCTTCTATAGAAGTTTCAAAGTCATAATCTACATCTTCTAACTCTGTACCTTGACCAGCTACCCATTCATGTTCTTCATAATAATCATCCCAGTCTTTTAACATGCTGAGGTTTTTATTAACACCTTCATACTGAGTATCTTTTGCAGTTTTATTAGTAAAATGTTCTGCTAATTGTTTTTGCAATTCTTCTTCGTTCATGACGTTCTTTTATAATTCTTTTAGAGTATTAGTTTTATTATAAGGACTGACTTTTTTTCATTCCTGGTAATTTTTGATATATAGTAGGTCTACTAGGAGTTTTTATACTTAAATCTATATGCATTCCTGATTGACTATTATTTACAGTATGCCAGTAAGCACTAAGATTTAACTTAGTTAACAATTGTTTACCTGTAGGAGTTTGTAAAAACTTCCATAAATTTTGACCACCTTTATAATTGCGCGTAGGATCTTCTATAATTTCATTTTTATTATTACGTATAGGCTCTGTTCTAATATCAATAGATAAACCTCTCATATGATTACTGTCAATTATATTAGTTAGATCTCCACCAGGAGTGTTATAAGCACCTAAATTTGTCTGTAAAGATCTTAATGCACTAGTTATGGTAATTGTGTCATTAGGCTGTAATATACTAAAATCTTTTAGCATAGCGTCATAATCAGCCTGCGACCAAGTACCTCCACTTAATAAGTCAATCATTTCAAGAGGACCTTTCCAATTACTAGTGGTGCCTGTGGTATTACTGTTTATACTGTTAATTTTATCTATTGTTGAAATAAAATTAGCAATAGGTTTTTGCAACTTATTATATTTTGAATTTACTACCGACTTAAAACTACTATTGTTATTTAGAACTTCATTAATGTCTTCTAACACAGGAGTTCCATCTTCTGTTTTCATAGGCACTCTGTAAACTTCTCCGTCATTATTATGATCATACCAAGACCCTTTAGATAAAGAGGTGTTAGCACTTTTAGCAATAGCAGCTTTTTTCTTGTTATTTAAACTATTAAACTTATCTTGAGGTATGTTATAACCGCTTTTAGTTTTTTTAACAACACCTTCATCAACATATTGAGAAATGTTATTACCAATATGAGCCCCTCCTGTTTTATTATTGTCTAAATTACCATTATACAAAGTATTAATTCTGTTATTTAAAAGCTCTATTAAAGAGTTTTTATCTAAATTTTGAAGATCTTCACTTAATCCCAAATCTTCAGCAGTATACCCTTGCTTTAAATACTGAATATATTTAGCAGTTTGTTCAATTTGCTCAAAATTACCTTTGTTTTTATTTCTATACCATTGTATCAAGTCAGTTTCAGTTTTAAACTGCATCTTATACATTCCTTCTTGACCAATTCTATAATTAGGGTCCCCGGCATTAACATCATCCAGTCCTTTTGATAAAATATAAAAAGAACCTCTGTTAATTTTTTCAGGAACATCAGAACCAAAAGTATAAGCTTGATCCTTAACTCCTCCTAATGAATTACTTAGTTGTCTAAAGACTTTAGTTCCAGAGTTGTTAGCTAATCCGTTTAAATTAAAATACAAACCGTTAGATTCTTTTAACCCTTTTTTAGCTTGTTCTAAAACTTTTAATCTTAACGCACTATCCCCCATTATACCAATCATATCACTTTGAGTCATGTTAAGATCAATTTCTAATAGTTTTCCAGATCCAAAATCAAAATGTGCTACAAATGCGCTGTTACCTTTTATTTCTTTATCTTGTCCAAAATTAGCAATGTTAGTTAAATCATGTCTAATTCCTATAAGATTGTTTTCGGTAATGTTAGATATAAATTCTTTTTGAAACTTAGGATCTTTCCTTATTATTGCTGAAGAAGCCCCACTGTATTTTTCTTGTTCAGTTTGACTCTGAGAAAGCACCCAGCTTGAGGTTACTTCATCCCAAAATAAGTCTCTGTCATATTTTTCAGTAATGTATTTAGACTCATTTCCTTCTTCTCCACCAAATATAGAGTTTCTTATTTCTAGATTTTGATCAGCAAAAGCAATTTTCAACTTATCTTTTATTCTATTAGATATGTAATTATTTTTAGCCTCATCTTTAGGTATAGCAAGTACATAGTCCTTTCTAGTTACAGTTTTAGTATAGTCATCTAATTCATCCATTAGGTTTTTAATAGCAGGATTAGATTTGTATTTTTTTTCTAAAGTGTTTTTATAATTTTTTGTAAATTTTTCTTTGTATTCTTTAGAATATTCAGCTTTACCATCACTCCAATTTAATCCTGACATTACACCTGCACTAAAACTTTCATATCTCCAAGCAGATGTTGGTATTTCTAAATAATCTTTAATGTACCCTGATAATAAATATGAGTTGGATAAACTATTTACACCTAATTTATCTTTATTCCAGGGAGAATTTTTAATTTCAGACATGTCAATTCCTCCAGACATCAGTGAGTTTATTAAAACAGGTACTTTTTTTAGAAGTTCAGATCTTTTTTTAGGATCATTTTTGTAAACCTTATTTACATAATTACTTGCTACTAAAGCAAGAGGGTTTGACTCACTAAAAGCTTTTATTTTATCTTGACTATATTTAATCATAGATTTAGACAATCTTATATTTTTATCTAAGCTTTTTTGGTCAACTCCATTTACTGTTTTAACATTAGGATTTTTTTTATACTCTTCCTGTACTTTTTTAAAGTCTTCATAATTAAAACCATGTCTATTAAAATGGTATTTCAAATGATCCTCTACTACTTGATGATTTAAGTATATCTTTTTAAATTGTCCTTGTTGAGATTCTAATGCATCTTTATGAACTTCCATAAAGTTTTTAGTGGCATCAATTTTTCTATTTGCCTGTTCTAATTTAGCCTGATACAATTTAATTCTACCGTCATTAGGAGTAGTAGATCCTTCTTCAAGTTTTAACTGATTTTGATAGTAATCTCTTAAAGAATACAGTGACGGGTGTATTTCAATCAATCCATTACCTTCGTTATCATGGTTTACATGCAACGTAGATAGTCCAGGATTTTGTATATCTAAGCTTGTAGAATTTATTAAAGACAAGTCATTTGAGTTAGTTGGAAATTTTTTAAACTTATATGCTTTTTTAAAATCATCTAACGTAAAAAGATTATCTCCTGCATTGTCGGCTATAGTTTCAGCAGGAATGTTAATATCATCTTTTTTTAACTTACTCCATAATTCAGGACTAGTGACATCATATTTTTGTTTAGACATTTCTTCTCTATCTGCAGGAATGTCTTTATATGTTTTTAAATTTAAAACTGCTCTATTTTCTTTATAATCAATATTAATTGAAGAATCTAATTCTTGAAATACTCCTGGGAAAATTAACTTATCTGTACTGCCATCATCAGATGGTCGCATCACATTAGTATATTTATCTGCTAAAGCATAATGATTTTCTAATACTTTGCCAATTAGCATTAGATATAGCTCCTCTATCATAGTCAGAAGCATCATAAGATTGATTTACATCTATTAAATTTTGAGCGGTTGTTGTTGCGGTGCTTATATTTAAACCATCTTCACTAATAGTGATGTCTTCACGTGTAGCAGATCTTACTACTTTAGGTTTTTCAGTACCAGAACCCTTTCTACTATTTTTTGATTTTTTCTTACTAATAGCATCAGGATTTAAATCCTTGTATTGTTGTCTTGTAGATTTTTCGTCATCTTCATTATACCTAACACTGTCACCTGTCCATGTAAGAAGATCCGTCATTCTGTCGAATGCTTCTTTTTCAGCATCTTTTTTATCTAAACCATCACTTAGCAAATCTCTTACATATATTCGATACTGCTGACTACCTTGTTCAGTATCAATTAAAGACTGAGTAGCATTATTAATAACAGCATCTACGGCTTCATTGTTGTTTTTATTTGTTTTATACCACTTTTGCCAGTATGTTGTCCAATCACCACTTTTACCTTCTTCCCACTTTGTCAACCCTTGTAATTCATGCCCTATGTTTAAAAACATTTCCTTAGCTCTTTTAGGAGCATCTAGTTTTTTCTCAACCTTATAAGAACCAGTGAAACGATTAGAGTTACCTTCAGAATCATAAAATGAATCTCTGGTAGGATCTAATGGACCGAATATGATAGCTTCTCCACCTTTAGACTCTATTTCATTTTTTTGTTTAACAAACTCATCTTGATTTCTTTTATTGTCAAGAAGTTGTCTAAAATCCTTAGAACCTAAGTAGTTAGTAGCTAAGTTTTGTAAATCAGACAAGTCAATATTAGAGTAATCTCCTTCAGAAGAGTCAATTATTTTTTCAACATCTGATAAATAATCATTCTGTATTTCTATAGCTTTATTTTGATCATCTTCATGATCTCTAACATCTTTAATTAATGAGTTTGCTGTTTGATTTATTAAGTTTTTATTGGTTGTAGATCTATTCTCTAACTTAATTACACCGTCTGCAATTTCATCAATAGGCATTTCATAAGGAGTAACATCACTTACTCCTGCTCTTTTAAAACCTTTTATGATCGCCATTTATTTATATTTAAAAAAAGTATTATAATCATGTTTATTTTTCACACAATTATAATACTTTATCTTCATTATAACGTATTAATACTTTTATTTTAGTATTACTACTGGTTTACTACGTTGTTCATAAGTTTTTATCAGCTCTCTTGCAATATTTACTGCAGAAGTAATATGTCTATCACCTTTAAACTTATTAACTTGGTCGCAAACAACCTGTACGTTATCCATGGTATAGCCTTGACTTGGACATATTTGATCCAGGCTAGGGCTATGAGGATGAACACTGACATAGTTTTCTTTTCTAGAATAAGGTTTAATGTAGAATGGTATGCTTGATATTTCACAAACTCCGTTTCTTAATTTTTGTTCAACCCATGCTACAGTTAAGTTAAATGGTATTCCTTTCTTTTTAGCTCTAGATTTAGCACCATTTACTAAGGTTCTAGATCTATATCTTATAGGGTTTTTTAATGCCCAGTCTTCAAGTTTTAGAACGCCTCAGTTCACGTTTTAAATCACGTTCTACTAAGGTGTCTATATATTTCTTAATGTTGTTTTTACTTCTTTTTGTAAGACCTGCGTTGTTAATAATATTGACAATCTCGTCAATTGTAGCAGACTTATATGAAGTTTCTATAATGTTTTTTGTTTTATTGCAATATCGCATATAATCGTTCATAAGTGAACAATATTAATTATTTTAAAATGTGTATGGAAAGTTAAAACACCCAATAGAATAATCTAAAGGGTGTTTTAATTAATAGTTATTTGTCATTTCTAAAACCTACACAAACAGGAAATCTAGGAACTCCTTCGTCAGTCCATTCAAAAAATCTAATTTCTGCAGTCTCACCTATATACATATCTTTATTATTTAAATATGCTTCGCGTTGTGCGTGAGATGCTTTAAAAGATGATGTAAATACAACCTCTTTTCCGGAATCATTAATCATTTTACAAATAGCTCTACCCATGGTAGGTCTTCTTTCTTCTGGAACAATATCAGTCAGTACAGCTACTCTGTCTATAAAGTCTTTATACTTAAGTAGTTGATCACATCTTCCATTAACCTTATAAGGTTTTACTCCATGTCTAACCATGGTACCTTCGTATCCTACTTGTAAGAATTTCTGATGTCGATACNTAAGTTCTTCTTCTTCTTGACAAAAGTAACTACGGTACTAATTTAATCTACTTTTCTAACTTCTTCATCTTGTTTTTCATTACCAAGTCAGCAATAAATGTTGTCTATCAGAATAAGGAAGGTCACTTTGAATATCATATACATTCCAGCATACTTCTTCTGTTTCTCCAGGTCTATATTTCTTAATTAATTTCATATTATCTTGAAAACTAATCCCATGGCAGTATAGTTCTCCATCTAATATTAGATTACACCCTTGTAACATACTTGTAATATGAAACATTGTTTCTATTTCTTTATTATTTCTAGAAAACAACTTGTATGTTTTACCAGGAAGTCCTTTAGCTCTTTGCCCATCTAACTTAGGTTGTAACCAAACTCCTGATGACCAGTCTATTTTGCTACTATGTTTATCAAAACTTTTAGCTAACATAGGTTTTTCAACTTTAAAAGACATTGCTTTTTCCTTACTGTCAAAATAACCTTCTCTAAGTTTCTTTTTAACTTTAGATTGCAATTCTTTTATAGCCTGTTCTGAAGAAGTAGTTTCATTCTTCTTACCTTTATTTTTACCCTTACATAAAGATTTTGAAAGAACTAATTTTCCGTTTAGCAACCCTGTTTCTTGAACTAAATTTTCTTTTTCAGTCCACATTTTTAATATTCTAATACGCCCATTAGAATCTTTTTTATATAATTCAGTATAACTATTCATATTTTAATTATTTACCTGTGCTTCCAAATCCGCCTTCTCTGGACGTTTTAATTAAATGATCTACTTCTTCCCACTCAATAGGAATTACTTTTGATAAAAACATTTGACCTATTCTGTCACCAGTCTCATAAGGAAAATCATCATAGGTTAGTTCGGTTTTAACAAAAGGCCATTTCCACTGCCATGAATAATTTATTCCTGTTGGAATAGCAGTAAATCTAATTTGGTATTCGTCTGTATAATCAGAGTCACCAATTCCTGGACTATTATTCATGACCCAGTTAGTTTTAGTAAGACTAGATCTAGGAACTAATACTATTTTAGTATTTTCTTCCTCAGGAGACATGGATAATCCTATCTTACAATAAACCTTATTGCTTGCTTTTCTTACAACTTCAGTAACTGTAAGGTCGTGTCCTGCTGATAATTCAGTTCCTTTCATAGGAATTACAGCGTTAAGATTGTTTTTTTTAAAAAATACCTTCATTTGTTTAATTATTAAGTTGTTTATTTTAAATTATTGTTTTTAGTCATTGTTTAAAAAATTAAAATCTTTTTCTAAAAAGTTCCAATTTTTAATAACACCCCATTCATCTATTTCTAAAGATACATAATCACCATATCCCTCTCTTAAAATTGATAATGATTCTATAACATATCCTTGTTTTTCTAAAATAACTTCATTAAACTCATTTAAAAACCTATAATTATTTTCATCTCTACTTTTATAATTTAATTTAGCTACTTTACCCAAAGGCCATCCTATTATTTGTCCAGTATCAATTTTTATTTTAGGTGACCAACAGTCGTTTTTCTTAAAAGGAATTAAGTATCCGTGGTAATCAGCCAGTCCATTGACAGCAGAATCTTCCCACCATCTAACATGTGATTCTAATTCTAAAATACAAATGTCAACTTCTTTGTCATCTTTTGTTCTTACTATCATTTATTGTTTTTATTTGTTTAAAAGAACCATTTTTCCACTTACTGATAATTGTTTTACTTTTTTTAAATGTCCATTCAAAAATATCAACAGTTTTATTAATAGTGTTTCTATTTATATCATTTATCATTTTTAAATTCTTTTAAATTACGACTACCTGTATAACTCATTGCTGACTTAATGCAATTAATAAATCCAGGATACTTATTGGGGTATTTAGAACTACCTTTCAACCACTCTTTTAAAGTGTACTCTACTTTGTACCTTTTTTCTACACCTTCAGAGTGCTTAAACTGTCCATTTTTGTAAGTTTCTTGCTCTTCCTTAGTCGACATGCCTCTGTGTATTTTATACGTGTATTTTTGACCATTTTCTTCATCAATTACAATTGATTTAGAAGCTGATTCTTTACATCGTGCAAATATTGAACCGATCATTACTAAATCAGCTCCATAATAAAGAAGATTGTTAATTGCAGCGTAACCATTAGAGTGTAAATTATTTTTTCTAATATAAGAAGAAATACCGTCTGCTATGCTTTTACTAGCAAACTTGTACAATTTCCTAGTTTCAACACATTCTTTCACAAGTTCTAATAAAC